TCTATGCTTGGGAACACAGGCAGATATATTACTTCAGGTACTACCGGCAAATTAGTATTTACAGGTACTGGCACACTTTTAAATGGTTCCATCAGTTTTAATGGTGGTTCAGTTAGTAATCCTGGTATAGTATTACTTAGTAATACGGCTGACACTGCTTTAAGATATATTGTTCTTCCCCTTGGCAGTTCTAATAACTTTTCAATAGAAGTTCCCAGTGGAGGAGCTGCTGTACAGTGCAATATTACAGGCCAAACTTACGCTACTATTGCAATACCTTCGCTAAATTCACCAAACTGGACAGGTTCATTTACTTATGCTATGGCAGCTAGTTATAGTTCATGTAGTTTAACTAGTCCTTCTTTTATAGCTCCAAATGTTACTGTATACTGGACTAATACACCACTAGCAGATTCAATAACATATACAGGTAATAATCAATTTGGCCCATACTCACAGTATATATGGAGTGTTGCAAAACGTGTATTTTTTGGAGCTAATAATACTTTTAATAATACTGCAATTGTTGCAAAGTACATGAGTGCATCAAATATAGATTTGGGCGCAAGCGGTTATATTACTATAACCGGTGCAGCAACGACTAGCGACCCTGGTGGAATTAATCTATTTGGTACATATGCAGGTAATAAAACAATATATTTAAATGCTCCGTATCTTGCAGGAAACACAGCCTATCAAAATAATTGCTATGTGGGTTTTAGTGATAGTACCAAACTTGATATAGTTGTAAATGGTAATGGAAATATAGTATTTGGTCCTCCTATAATTGGTTATGGTTGTTGCTGCACGGCAATTTATGGAGTACAAACTCCATTAAATAGCTTAGATTTAACAACTAATGCTTATACTGGTAGACTAAAAGGTAGTTTATTACTTGCCGGTGATTTAAATATTCCAAGCGCAGTAACCCTTGCTACTTATAATGGTAGTTATTATGAAAATAGTTGTGACATTACTTTAGTAAATACCACACCTATTAATGTTAATGTAGGCCCTACTGTTATACCCAGAATTAATATTTCAGGAACTAGCACTGTTAATTTAACAGCACCACTAATTGGTGCTAATTACTCCCTTAGTGTAAATTCAGGAACATTTAATACTAATAATTATACCCTTGGTAGTCATAGTACATTTCAAAATTATACAAATCTTGAATGCAATGGCGGAACTGTAAATTTAGGTTCAAGTAGTATTTACGGCAGTATTAAGTGTCCCACAGATGCAAGTAAATTAAATGCCGGTACTAGTATACTTTATATGAAAGGTGCACAATACGCGCCAGGTACTTATCTAGTTGGTAATACATTACCAAAAGTAGTTATAGTTGGTGGAGGTGGATCTTATTCACCCACTATATATGGTTCAGGTGGAACAATTACTGATTTCAGTATAACTGGAACAATTAACACTATATATGATGGAGTAGTATTTGCAGGCGGTACAACCAATCTAAAAAGTTTTACCAACAACGCTGGTGGTTCATACAAAGCATATGTTGGCGCTCAGAGTTCTGCTATAATAAATAATTCAAGTGGTGTGCGTTTTAATCCAAATAACTTACTTATAGCAAACTCCTCGGCTACACCTGCTAATCAGTGGTATGCCTCTAATTCAACTGATAATGGTGGCAATACTGGATGGATATTTGGCGATGCGCCACCAATTGTGGTAAACAATAGTTGTAAATTTCTTGCTCTTTTCTAATATGATTTACTTACAATACGAAAAATCAAATGAAACACATTCATTTGTTGATGTGCTGACTTTAGAGGATGATCATGGTTTGTCTGATGAAGAATTAGAAGCACTAAAAGAAACCAGATTTCAAAATTGGTTAAATGCCATAAGTCAACCTAGTATAACTACAATATGAAATCGTATGATACAAAATATTAGTGTATTACACACTTATACATTAAATGGATGTACTTTGAATTTTTATTCTGGTACAACTGGTGAGGGATTACCAAAGCATGAACATATCTTTGATCATTTAACTTACTGTTCTTCTGGTAGTGCAATGCTGCGAACTGCAAGATATGAACAAATTATAACTAAAGATACTCGACCTATTAACTTGCCCGCAAATCAGTGGCATGAAATAGAAATACTGGAACCTAATACTGCATTTATTAACGTATTCCAAAATGATTATAACGATCCACAAAGTGATGTGACAATAGTCAACGGAATTCCAATGCGATTTGGACTATAAAAATATAATACAACACCTGATTCCCAGTAATAGAAATGTTGCCAAGTGGGCAGATACTAGAGCAAAATTAATAAATGATAATCTTATAAGATTTCATCAGGATAATATGCAACAAGATTGATTAAAAAGAAAAGCGCCCAGAGGTGCTTTTCATGTTTACTATATTATTATGGGCTATGCCCTAATATTATTATTTTAATAAATTATTTCTTAGTACCGGCATTGACAAATGCGTACATTTTTTCTGCTGTTTCTAACACTTTATCAAGACCTGGAAACTCTGGCATCTTAACTGTACTAACGATTTGACCAGTCTTCTCATCACGAGTAGCAGTCATTTCCCATCCTTGGAATTTGGATTGAAAGTCGTCTTGTACTAGGCTTTTTGCCATTCCCAAGATATCTGTTCTCAGTTCATATCCATTTTTAGATTGATTAACTTTGAACTCGGGCAATTTTGGTGTATTGAATGTATTTGACATATTATTCTCCTTATGTGTGTATGTCTGTTAAACAACAATTAATTTTGTTGTCTAAGTATTTATTATACACAGACTATCTGTGTAAAACAATTTTTACGATAAAAATAGTGAGTTTTTATTTGCCCTCTTAGTAATGTAATCCAGAGCAGACAAATTGTTGTCTATGGTTTCGCTGATGTAGGTATTGATGCTGGCCGGGGCTAGTTGAATTTTTGCAAGGCTTTCGCCATGATCATTCTCCACAGTAATCTCATTTTTCCTGCATAGGTGTCGAATGGCAGCGTTGGTACTCAAACATACCATGCAACCTTTAAGTATATTACGTGTACGGCAATACTGTATGCAACGTTTCATCAATAGATTACCAAAGCCACGTCCTCGATGTTTCTCTAACACACTAAATGCCAGTTCCATCCCACCGTCTAATGCAATATGTCCTATAGCAATAAATTCTAATTTACGATTCTCTATGGCAAACAATATGTGTTTGCTGGGATCCGCTTCGAACTTATCGCATAGTTGATCAATTACACCGTCAGTGATATGAGATCCAAATCTAAGTGTTTTAGATTCTGCATCCAGGGCTTTGAGATGTGATCTATATTTGGGATATTCGTGCGCTAGCACCCGTCTAACTGTAGCGTGGGCCATTTTATATGGCTAATACAAGCATACCAAAAAGCAATAACATAATACCAACAGAAAATAAAGAACAATCTTTACTCATATCAATACCAGGCCTTGTAACCCTGCATCTTATATACACGTTCACGGTATTCGCTGATATCAATCAAAAAGTCCCAAATAGCGTTTAGAATTTTTTTAATCATAGTGGCCACCCTGACAGTGTACGGTTTAAATTTTTCTGTTCAAACTCTCGAGTTAATCTATCAACATCGCAACCATCTTGCGGATTGTTTTGGACAATGTAATATTCTAGTGCTGAGCCATAGGTTGTTGGCTTTTCAAATTCGCTAAACATCTTGTGGAAGTAAGCGGCTAATTCATTTAACATATTTTCTCCTGTGTGTTAAGTGTAGATACCTAGCGTTTCTACGTAAGTATTTATACTAGTATATATGGCAATGCAGCAATTTGCAAGAATTTACTTTACCAAACTTCTATGCTATACTAAAGCTAAATACCAAAAGGAATAATACTTTGAAACGAGCCACCCGAAGCCTGTTAGAAGAACTTAACTCTATTTCACTACAAAAACACAGTGAAGCAGTAGTTGAGTCTAGAGCCACTCATGTTATTGACAGTGCTATCAATTTGCTAACACTGATCAAAGAAAATTTTCCACCAGAACAGGCATACGAGCTAGAAAGACGCTTTATCAATAGTATAAAAGCAGGCGATCCTAGCAAATTTACTCGTGGTATACGCAAACTACGCGATAATAAAGAAATTGCCAAAGGTCTTAAGATAATAGAAGGCGATCTAAAAGACGAAGATTAAAGTCCATTCGAATAAATTTTTTTCAAATCTGATAAATAAAAACATACAAGTTCCAAGGGGGAACTTAAAAACGATTAATAAAATCAAGGAGATTTTAAAATGGCAACTTTAATTAAAAAGAACGAAAAGGTCGTAGCACCTTTTTACAAGAACGGCGTTACACTACAGTTCATCACTTTAACATTCCCAGGATCTGTAGCTGGTCTAGAAACAGCAACTGCCGCTGGCGTTAAGAGCCCAATTGCACAAGCTCTAGAAGCAATTGCACAAGTGGCTAGTATCGAGTTGATCGGTACAGTTTCTACAACAACTCTACCATTGGCTGTTGCAGCTCTAGGTGGTGCTTTTGGTACTGAAATGTATGACGGCACAAACAGCCAGACTTTTGTCCAGTACTGCCAGTCATTGATCCAGGCAGCTGGTACAACTACTGGTAGCCTACAAGGTGTTGCTAACGCTTCTACTACTGTAGCTGCTGGTGTTCGTGGTAACGCATTCTAATCTAAAAAGTTAGAAACAAAGAAGGTACTTTTTAAGTACCTTTTTTTACGGCATAAATATATTATATAGGTATATTATGCAGATCATCGAAATTCAAACTCTAATAGACATTACTGATACAAAGGTAGTGAGATTAAATCAAGGTACTCAACTCGAGCACGATCAATATAGAAATTTTGTCACATTAAAACAATGTGTAGAAATTAGATCGATTATCAGTTATGATACCGGTCCAGTGATGGAAGTTAAGGATATCAAGGACATGGGCTTTGGTACCAAATACAAAGGCAAACATGCAGTATGGACATTCCGTTTTAGTCCTGACCGTACTGGAGTATACAGTGAAAATGGCAACGATGTCTATGCTTTGCTAGAGGATGTCAACGGCGTTCCAGTTATCCAAAAATTAAAAGAAACTATAAATATAGAACAAGCAATCTTTGAATTGCAGAATCCGTCAACTAAAAACACAATCATCAAGGCACTCAAAGGCGCATTTTAATTTAGCGTAGTGGTAGTTAATTTTTACTAAAAAGGAGCCTATGATGGCAGTATTACAAGAACGAGTTGGTATACTCGAAACTAAGGTTGACGGTCTAAACGAGAAGATTGACGACATTAAAATTGATGTGAGAACAAATCACGAAGATATCAAATTCCAATTAAAAAACATGTATGATGCGAGCTGTACACAACATGCCGAATTGGGTAAGAAAATGAAGGAACTAGAAAATTTTAAAGATAAGTGGATATACATTGGCATGGGTGGCATTGCAGTTGCAGGATGGGTTACTGGGCATCTAGACACTATTTTAAAGTTCCTCGGAAAATGATATGAGAATATTTGAATTGATTCGTGAACAACAGGCAATAGGGACTACTGGGTCATCTACAATGCCTACGAATCAACCAGTTGGTTCTGTATCGCAAACACCTGCACCTGGTGCAACACAACAACAAAAACAACCTCAGGATGCTAACAGCACTCAATTGGGAAACCTTCTCAAACAGAATCAAATTAATGTTAATAGTGTAGATGATTTTCTCAGCGCCTACACAGCAATACAACAAAAACAACAATTAAATCCAGATCAGGAAAAAACTTTAGGTGCATTTACCAAAGCAGTGGTTGCCAAACCTGGCCTAACTACACAGATTGCTGGACTGATGAAAACAATGTCAGCAAATAAGCCAGTTGGACAAACTACTCCTCAGCCCACTTCCGGTACACCGCCACAGCCTACTCCGGGAGTCTAATATGAAAATTGCACATCTATTATCTGGCATGGGTGTTATTCTTACTAATCAAGAACAGGCATTTGTAGAATCTCATAAGACCAACGTTACTATTGAAAATTTGAGCAAACACGATCAGTGGCTCGCTCAGAACCTTGTCAGGAAAGGCATTTACTCAATAAGTAAAGATAGTCGCATTCTGATTAAAAAATAAATGAAACAAATCCCCGATGATATCTATCAAAAAGTAAAACAAATTGGCCTAAATGTTAAGGAACAATTAAAAAGCCAAGGTATTGCTATACCAACAAAAACTGAAGATGGTGCAATAAGAGTAGGACACTTTACAATTAAAAAATCTAAAGGATTTTATAAGGTGTTAAACTATAGAAATGATGTAGTAGTTGATAATATCAACTTACCACAGACCGCTGCAATACAGGCAAACCGTCTAGCCCTTGGCAAATGGGCAGATGATAATCTATCAGCAGCTGATACGAGCTATGGACACGCACTATTCGAAGAAGAACTTCATACCCAACTGGCTGAAAAAAGTTTAAAATTAAACAACTTAGACAGAGCGGATGTTATGTTTACAAAACGCAACATAGCCAAATATAAGAAAGAACAGCACAAGAAGACCATCGTTCATGGCTTTGAGAAACTAATGCGTTTTAGATAAATAAATTTAATCATTCTTTTGGAACAAATATGAAGACAAGCGATTTCAGAACTAAGGCAACAAGTGCAAAGCTCAAAGAGGGTATGAGTAAAATGTTTGGCGTAAATGTCAACTTTGATAAGTATTCTAGAGAGCAATTAGAAGATATGAGAAATAAACTTCGCACTCGTGTTTTCCAACAAGAAGGTAAGGCAGGTATTAATGACCTGTTAACTAACGAGACGTATCAAAAAGACAAGGCAATGTTGGCCTTGCTAAACACAAGGATTAAAGAAATGCTAGGCGAACAAATGCAACAATTACGTGACAAAATGACACAACTAAGTGAAGCCAAAAAAGGCGTGCGCGACATCAAACATTCCGCAAAAGCCAAAGGTGCAAAGCCAGACTTTTTAGACATGGACAAAGATGGCGATAAGAAAGAGCCTATGAAGAAAGCTGTCGCTGACAAGAAAGCAGCTCCTAAGAAAGGTGTTAATCCATTTGCCAAAGTTAAAGAAGGTGCAAAGCCAGACTTCTTAGACATGGACAAAGACGGCAACAAGAAAGAGCCAATGAAGAAAGCAGTTGCTGACAAGAAAATTAAAGAAGCCGCAAAGTGGCGCGATGCTGAACACAAGGGAAAATTGTACACACAAGAACCAGATGACGGTGAAGGTGATCGTCATGATTATTATCGTGACAGCAGACCAGAAAACGATCCAGGCGAAAAACGTTCTACCTTTAATAGAAGCAAAGATACAGACAAACTGCACTACTATTACGGAGATTACCAAGTAGGTCAAAAGGCTCGAGTGGGCGACCGTGCTAAAAAAGGATTGCTAACAAAAAATGCTATTGCCGTAGTAAAAAATAGAATTAAAGGAACACACGGCGATCATCCAACACCAAATCTACCAGAAGGTTTCCCAACTGTTGACTATGATAAAGTTTTAAATGCTATCGCGGCATTATATGGTGATGACATGTGGGACAATGATGCAATGCAAGATCTAGCCAACGACTTGGAACAAGCCGGACCAACTGACCGAGAGTTAGATTTTATTATTGCTAGGGGCAAGTTGCCAAAGAGATTGGCTGGTATACAATTCTCAGCAGGTGATGATGTGCAGTTTAATGAAGGTTTCCCAACTGTTGCTGATGCTAAGAAAGCACACGCCGAAAAAGGAACAGCCAGTATGAAAGTTGGCGACAAACAAAAGTCTAGCACTGGTGGAGAGGTCACTAAAACTGCTACAGGCCTAAAGCACACAGCTGGTAAGAACTATGGCGGCCAAGATGCTCCTAAGACTCCCGACAGCGATAAGAAAACTAAGAAAGAATCTGTTGCTTATGAAGGCAAAGATGAAGGCAAGCCAGGTAAGAACTTTGCCAAGATTGCCAAGTCTGCAGGTAAGCAATATGGTAGCAAAGCGGCTGGTGAACGTGTAGCAGGTGCTGTACGTAATAAGTTGGCTAAGCAAGGTAAACTACAAGAAGCTAATGCTAGATTCAAACACAATGTACGTTTTGTTAACGAAAGTCTTGGTTATCTTCTAAATGAAGACGAAGAAGGTAAAGCCAAAGCTATTACCAGTGCAGGCGATATGGTCAATGACTTTACCAGCTGGATGCAACGTGTCGGTCAGTACCAAACAAAGACAATGATCGAATTAGCTGATGCTATCAAAGCGGACTTCGGAGCTGCTGAAGCTGAGGCATTTAAGCAAGCAGTTGGCCCAGCACTAAGCGCCACACTAGAAACACTAACACAACAACGTGAAGCCGTAAGTGGTGCTGTTGCTGCTCTAGCAGGCGAAGCTACTCCGGATGTAGGCATGGGCATGAACCCAATGGCCGGCGGAATGGAACCAGGTATGGATGCAACAGCACCCGATGCAATGAATCCAGCGCCAGCAGGTGATGAGTTCGGTGCTAGTGATGCTGCCGCAGGCATGGGAACTACTGGTCGTGAAATGCGTGAAAGCAGGTTTGCTCGCAAACTGGCCGAAAGCCACTCTATCCTAGCTAAACTGGCTAAATGAGATTATTCGAAGTTGATTTAGGATCTGCTAGAGATGTTCTAGCAGTTCTCCAAGGGCAGGCCAATAGAGAACATCAAAGCTCTACCCTGCCTTTTCCAGTTGTAATGAAATTATTACAACCGTATGGATTAGGTATTAACACCCCCGACGGATTGATTGCACTTAAAAATGAAGTTGATCCAGCTGGTGATGTTATACAGGACATTGACGATCAAGGTAATATTACTTTGAAAACGCATGAACAAAATCCAAATCAACAACCTGCCGAACCTAAAGGCAGTCCAGAACTAAATGCAATGGCATCACGCAATGCCAAGAAATTAACTCCAGATATTTGACATTTAGATAATAGGTTGCTATAATTAAGTTTATGACAACTTATACTCCACCTCCGTTCGTTGAACGATTCCAATATAAAAATTGTATACAGGTTAATGATCCTGTTACTAGAAAACGAGTTTATCAAACTCCGGACGGAGAAAGCCTTCCTAGTGTGACTACCATCCTTAGTGCTACCAAGGACATGACTCATTTAAACGAATGGAAAAAACGTATTGGTGTAGAGAAGGCACAACAAATTACCACAGAAGCTGCTGGCGTAGGTACTGCTATGCATGCCAATTTAGAGCGTTTCCTAATTGGTGAGCAACGACAGCCAGGCAATAATCCAGTACATGTGCAGGCTAATAAAATGGCTGACATTATTATTGAAAATGGTCTAAACAAAATGGACGAAGTATGGGCCATGGAACAGAGCTTATACTTTCCGGGACTGTATAGCGGTACCACTGATCTTGTTGGTGTATTTGAAGGACAGCCGTGTATTGCCGACCACAAGCAAACTAACAAGCCTAAAAAAGCAGAATGGGTTGAAGATTACTACCTACAACTAATGGCCTATATCTTAGCACATAATGAAGTGTATGGCACGGACATGAAGCGGGGAGTTATCTTTATGTGTAGCAGGGACTTCCAATATCAACAGTTTGACCTATTACCTGAAAACTTTAACAAGTATCAAGATATGTGGTTATCCAAAGTAGAAGAATATTACACACTAGGTATGCGTGGATTGAAACCTCTCTTAACAGCATAAATATCCCATAACGGGGATATTTATATGCCAATTTTGGAAATTGCAAAAATACAAGTCCGAAGAGGACAAGAACAACAAACGGGAATGCCACAACTTGCTGGCGGCGAATTTGGGTGGGCTGAAGATACTGAAAATCTATATATTGGTTTAAAGAGAGAAGATGGCGGAGCTCGTGATGCAAACATAAGAATTCTAACAGAAAACGATGCCCGTCTTTTTAATAGTTTTATTAGTGAAGGTGGTGTTAACACTGGCACCCGATATGTATGGAACATAGATGACACTAGAACTATTACCTCGTCAACATATTCGGGATCATTTCCTACCGGTAATGATAAGGTTTCGAGAACCTTACAAAACAAGCTAGATGATCATGTTAGTGTTGCCGATTTTGGTGTAGTTACATCTACCGCAACAGATGCAATAGATTGCACAACCGCTATACAAACAGCAGTTGATCACTTATTTTTAGACTTCGACGTGTACAATGGTACAACATATGATACCGATGGTTCTTTAAAATATAATAAAAAATTATTATTCCCTGCAGGTATCTATAGAGTAGGTGGAACTATTTTTATTCCCAAAGGTACAGTTATTGTAGGTGAAGGTATTGACAAAACTATTATTGAAAACATCACTACAGGTTCTGGAGTATTCCAAACAGTGGATTACAATAATAGAAGAACTGATCCTACTCTAGGAAAGTTTGATCCTGGCACCAGCAGCAGTCCTACTAGTATTACTGGGCCCGGCCAGCCTTCCAATATTCATATCGAAGGGATGACCATTAGATACAGTCAGTCCACTGACCTAACTCCCCATTTAAGTTTACTAAGTTTAGACTGTGTTGACAATGCTACTATTAGACAGGTTAAATTCCAAGGTCACCATTCTGTAAACACACAGGCTAATGCTGGATACACCGGTATTGACATTAGAGGCTACAGCGAAATTACATCAGAAAATATTACTATTGACGATTGTGAATTCACAGGCTTATACTATGATATTAAATCCGATTATGACACCAATCACATTGTTATTCAAAATAACAGTTTTAAATATTCCAAGTACGGTGTGGCATTTAGTGCAGCTACCAACTTACTGGCCAACACAGGTCCCAAATATGCAAGACTGATTAATAATAAATTTGAAGAAATTGAAAATCAAGGATTCTATGTAGGTAAGAATACCACAAGAGAAGCCACTAACCATGTCAGTGAAAACAACTCTTATGTTAGAGTAGGCAATTACGGATATAATGAAACCGCTAATACCGGTACCAGCGTAATTAAATTTGAAACTAATGGTAATGCCAGCGTTAATGATTATTTTGATAGACAGCGTTGGCAAGATCAACATTTTGGCGGAAACTATACATACTTTCCGTTAATTGAAGGTAGAGCTACCATTGATTTAAATTCCGTCAATACCTCTACATTAAGCGCAAGTACAACATCTACAATTATGCGTCTACCTATTACTGGAGCTTCACAGTATCTAAATATCAAATATATTTGTAGCGGAGGTGTTATTCAAAAATCTGGAGAACTACATGTCTATATTAGACCAGGAACAACACCGTCTGATGTTAGATTAGTTGACGAATATAATGCATCCGGATCGGATGGCGGACTATACTGGGGAATCACTGTTGAACCAGCCTACAATTATTTTGAACTAAAGGGTATTAACCCATCTGTCACCGATGTTCAAGTGGAACTTCAAACCAAATTAATGTTGTAAGGAAATCAATGTTTAACCAGCCTGTAGATAGTAGATTAACAGAGTGGGCAAATCATAGAAAGAAGTTAGACGAGGCCGAAGACCCATTACAAGAAGTATGGGAATTTTGGCACCGGGCCCCTTTCACGCCACATAATAGAAATGTAGATCCGTATTACCAGCAAAGCTGGCCGAGTCCTTGGGAAATCATAGCAGAGAATACCTATGATGATTTTACCAAAGCTCTAATGATAGGTTGGACTTTGAAATTGACGAAAAAGTTTCAAGATAGTAGGATTGAACTACGCACATTAGTAGACAACAACAGGACAAGGCAGTATAATCTAATATACGTCGATGACGAATGGATTATAAACTACAGTGATAATGGTCCTATTCCGAGTCCAGAATTAATTGGATCATTTAGACTAGAAAATTTGGTTGAAGTTACCACCCCAAGGTAAATATCTTCCTAGAACAATAAAAGAGGGTACTTAATGATCACAGTGGTCAAGCGTAATGGGCATCGAGTCTCGTTAGATATCGCAAAAATACAGAGACAGGTAGCACATGCTTGCAAAGGCATAGATGGTGTTAGCCCTAGCATGATAGAAATTAAAGCTCAGTTAGAGCTGCATGATGGGATGAGCACAGAAACTATAGATGAGCTACTGCTCAACGCTATGGTCAATTTGATAGATGAATCTGAAAACCCGGAAATCAATAATGTTAATTATCAATACGTAGCAGGTCGCCAACGTGTCAGTATGCTACGTAAGGAAGTCTATGGAGAATACGATCCACCTAAACTCTATAGTATTGTAAAAAAGAATACAGAAGCGGGTATGTACACTAGCGAACTGTTAGACTGGTACACAGAAGATGAGTGGAACATTATTGATCTGTTTATTGATCATGACAAAGATGAAACCTATACCTATGCTGCTATTGCACAGCTAACTGAAAAATATCTTGTACAGAATCGTGCTACAGGACAGGTATATGAAACCCCGCAAGTGCGTTACGCCATTGCAGCCGCAACAGCTTTCCATAATGAACCAAAAGAAACAAGATTAAAACTGGTAAAAGAATATTATGAGTGTGCTAGTGATGGACACTTCACCCTGGCAACTCCTGTGTTAGCTGGCCTAGGCACTACAACAAAGCAGTTTAGTTCGTGTGTATTGATCAGCAGTGATGACACTTTAGATTCTATCTTCGCTAGCGGCGAAATGATGGCCAAATATGCGTCAAAGCGAGCTGGAATTGGCCTAGAAATAGGCAGAATCAGACCGTTAGGCGCCCCAATTCGCAATGGTGAGATCAAACATACGGGTATGATACCATTCTTGAAGAAATGGTTCGCAGATTTGAGATCATGCAGTCAAGGTGGTATACGCAACGCTAGTTGCACCGTGACATTCCCTATTTGGCATGCACAGTTTGAAGACCTTATTGTCCTAAAGAATAACCAGGGTACTGAAGAAACTCGTGTCCGCCAAATGGACTATAGCGTAGTGGTCAACAAGATGTTTTGGAATCGCTATAAGAATGGCGAAATGATGAGCTTATTTGATCCACACGAAGTTCCGGACCTGTACGAAGCCTACTATAGAGACAGTAAAGAATTTGAAAGGTTGTACCTACAATATGAGCAGGACAAGAAAATTAAAAAGAAAGTTGTATCGGCAGATGCGATATTCAAAGCTGGCATCCTTAAAGAACGTACTGATACTGGGCGCATTTATCTTGTCAACATCGACAACGTTATCAACCAGGGGCCGTTTGATACACAGCTTGACCCGATTTATCAATCAAACTTATGCCAAGAAATACTTTTACCCACCCGCCCTTTCCAGAGAATTGAAGATCCAGAGGGACGAATTGCTCTTTGCACTCTTGGGTCAATCAACTGGGGAGCCTTCCGCAACCCACAGGAGATGAGAAAAGCCTGTCGTGTACTAGTACGTAGCCTGAGTAACTTGTTGAACTATCAAGACTTCTTGAGTATCCAAAGTAAAATGGCCAATACAGATTTTGAACCTCTCGGCGTTGGCATTACTAATCTAGCCTATTGGCATGCTCGTAAAAGTTTTAAATACGGTACACCCGAAGCACTAGCCGAAGTCAAGCGTTGGATGGAACATCAAGCCTACTACCTTACCGAAGCCAGTGTCGAGCTTGCCCAAGATAGAGGGCCATGCGGACGTAGCGAATACACTTACTACGGTAAGGGAGTATTCCCTTGGGAGCGTAGAGCACCTGGTGTAAATGAACTAACAGACTTCACCCCTAGTATGGATTGGGAACCATTGCGTGAACGCATGAAAAAATATGGTATCCGTAATGCTACATTGATGGCAGTTGCTCCCGTAGAATCTAGCTCAGTTGTTTTAAATAGTACCAATGGAATTGAAATGCCTATGGAATTGATCAGTGTTAAGGAATCCAAAGCTGGATCATTTGTACAGGTAGTACCAGAGTACAAACGTCTAAAGAATCGTTATCAATTGATGTGGGATCAAAAGGACTGTGTTGAGTATTTGAAGACTGCGGCAGTACTAGCTGTCTACATTGATCAGTCGTTATCCACTAACACATTCTATAATCCTGCACACTTTACCAGTAATGATACGCAACAGGATCGTAAAGTTCCAGGTACACTGATTGCCAAGAATTTAATGTTGGCCTATAAGTGGGGTTTGAAGACCATTTATTATAGCCTTGTGAATAAACTCGGCGCAAAGGCACCGGGTACTGGAACCAATACGTCTCCGTTAATATCTGCTACTCCGATAGCAATCTATGAAGATGAAGATTCTTGCGAGGCCTGCAAGTTGTGATCTCAATGACAGAACGTGCTGCTAAAAAAGTAGCACAGGTTATTGAAAAACGCGGCAAGGGATTGGGCATAAGAGTAGGCGTTAAAACTACCGGTTGCTCTGGCCTTGCCTATGTGTTAGAATATGTAGATAGTGTTCCTGTTACACGTGATCAATTTGTTTATGAAAGCTACGGAGTTAAAGTTTGGGTGGATGGTAGATCATCCCCATATGTTAATGGTGTTGAAGTAGACTATGTAAGAAATGGATTGAACGAAGGATTTGAATTTAAAAATCCCAACGAGCGTGACCGTTGTGGATGTGGTGAAAGTTTTAGAGTATAAAAATGTTAGAAACAATTTGTGAAGTATTAGAAGACGCATACAAGCGTAATTGGATTACAAGCCGTGATGGCAATGTAAGCATTCGTCACCACGACCGTGATCACTTTTACATTACACCTAGTGGTGTTCGTAAACAAACACTACAACCTGATCAGTTCAAGAAGATTAAATTAGTCAATCATATTAATCCTTCCCCTCCATTTTTAACAAAGTCGTGGGAAGAAGAGTTTTATACCAACATCAGTTCTAACTTGGAACCTAGCGGAGAGATTCCTTTACACTTTGGACTACAACGAGAAATGGGGCAACATAGTGGCGATGTTCGTGTAGTTGTGCATGTGCATCCGACATACTGTATTGCTGCTATGCATGCCGGTATTGATTTGAGTACCATCAGCGATGCGTTCCCAGAATTGAATCGTTACACTCGAGTGGCACCTAATGTGGGTGATGTTCCTCCGATCAGTCAAGAGCTTGCTGATCGCTGTCATGAAAAGTTACAGTTAGATGACCGCGGCAATATTGCCTACGATATTGTAGGTATCAAAGGTCACGGAGTAGTTGCTATCGATACAAGTCCGTGGCGTGCGTATGAACATATTGAGCGTCTCGAGCATATTTGCAAGGTAGTGCTTGCGTCAGGAAAATATTAATGTCAAAAGAACAATACAACTTATCAAAACAAACAAATTATCTAAAGCGTACAATGTTTTTGGATCCAGCAGGTCCAGTCACAGTACAACGCTTTGAAGAAGTCAAATATCCTCGAATCGCCAAATATGAAGAAACTGCTCGTGGCTTCTTCTGGGTTCCTGAAGAGATCAGTCTTACCAAAGACAAAATGGATCACAAGGATGCTAGCGATGCAATCAAGCATATCTTTACCAGCAACCTACTGCGTCAAACTGCTCTAGACAGTATCCAAGGTCGTGCCCCTAATCAAGTGTTCAGCCCTGTTATCAGCATCCCTGAACTAGAAGCACTGGTGAGCAATTGGAGTTTCTTTGAGACAAATATTCACAGTAAAAGTTACAGCCACATTATCCGTAATGTCTATGGTGTGCCTAAAGAAGAGTTTAACAAGATTCACGATACGAGCGAGATTGTTAGTATGGCTGCTAACATTGGTCGCTACTATGAAAGCCTACATCAATTAAACTGTTTCAAAGAAACAGGAACCGATGTTGCCGAAAGTCATCACATCAAGGCAATCTGGATGGCACTTAACGCTAGTTATGCCCTAGAAGCTTTCCGTTTTATGGTTTCATTTGCTACCTCATTAGCCATGGTTGAGAATAAGATTTATATCGGTAACGGCAATATCATCAGCCTGATCCTACAGGATGAAATACTACACGCAGAGTGGACTGCCTGGTTGATTAACAATGTGACTAAAGATGACGAAAGATTTATCAAAGCTAAAGAAGAATGTGAAGCTGAAGTATATCAAATGTATATGGATGTAATTGCTGAAGAAAAATCTTGGGCCGAGTACCTATTTAAACTAGGACCAGTCATTGGACTTAATGCTGCCATCTTGAGTGACTTTGTTGACTATACTGCATTTACTCGTCTCAAAGAAATTGGTATTAAGTATCAAGGCGAGCATCCTAAGTCTAGTCCCATCCCTTGGTTTAACAAGCACGTTAATATCGGCAAAAAACAAAGTGCCCTGCAGGAAACAGAATCTACAAATTATGTTATCGGTGTCATGTCTGATTCAGTAACATACGATGATCTACCAGATCTATAAAGGAAAATAAAAATGAAAGTTATTGTATGGAGCAAATACAATTGTCCCCACTGTGATCAAGCTAAAACATTGTTAGGTCAGCGTGATATTAAATTTGAAGAACGTAAAATTGGTGACGGATATACTCGAGAAGAATTGTTAGAAGAGATTCCGTCTGCTCGGTCAGTGCCGCAGATCGTTATCGACGATCTAGTAATTGGGGGCTTTACTGAATTGAAGGCATACCTAAATGGCTAATGGGTTTGACGAAATTAAAGAAGCTCTGGCCAATATTAAATCGGAAGACTTTAAATGGAAAGACGAGTCAGATAACACGGGCATTATTGCACAGGAGACTGGCGATGTATTAAACGATACTATTACCCTTGATTCGTCGTTATGGAGCTCAAGCTCCTTTAAAATATCCACTATAGGTAGTGGAGGATCATATCTATATAATGGAATGAATGGGACCACTTGGTCTACTGCTCCTAGCGTAACATCATCATCTAATCCTTCATCATTGAGTGTTAAGGGCGATGCAGATTTTGAGGGTGATGTTAAAATCAAAGGTGTTAGTATTGCTAAGACACTTGAAGATATACAGGGTCGCCTTGCTATCCTAGTACCAGATCCTGCAAAGTTAGAACACTTTGAGGCACTGAAGAAAGCCTATAACCATTATAAAATGTTAGAGTCACTATGCGAGTTGCCGTCGAAAGACCAAAAAGAATCTTAATTATGGGTTTACCTGGTGCAGGTAAAACTTATCTAGCACAGCATATTTTAGACCACCTACAGGCAGATAAAAAACGTGTAGGTTGGTTAAATGCTGATGATGTTCGAGAAAAATTTAATGATTGGGATTTTAGCATCGATGGCCGTATTCGTCAAAGTCTGCGTATGCGAGATCTAGCAGATGCAATGACAGACATGGATTATGTCATTTGTGATTTTGTTGCACCTCTAGTAGAGATGCGAAAAAACTTTGATGCTGATTGGACTGTATGGGTTGATACTATACAGGAAGGTAGATATTCTGATACAAACGTTATGTTTGTTAAACCCGATATATATGATTTTCATATTACAGAACAGCACGGGGAAAAATGGGGCGAGTTCGTTGCCGCACATATACTAGACAGTCGTCTAAAAAATTTAAAGGAATAAAATGTTAATAAACGTAAGTAAGAATTTCTCCGTAGGAGATGTAGTAAGCATCAAACTAATCAATGGTGATGAAATTATTGCTAGATTTGAAAAGGAAGATACTGAGACTATTACAATTAGTCGTCCACTAGCATTGACTATGAATGGTCAAGGCCTTGGAATGATTCCTTGGGTTTTTCTGGGCAAAGATGGTTCTATTACTATTAGTAAAGCCAACACATTTTTTGTTGTAGAAAGCAAAGGCGAAGCTGCTACACAGTATATTGAAGGTACTACTGGTATTGCCCTTCGTTAAATACAGTACTAGGAGAAAAGTATGGCAGGATATATTCCGGGAAATAATAAACTATCAGACGTTTATCAAAGTTCTAATGTCTTTGTAAATAACGTACCGGTAGTGACCTACGGAGCTCCTGGCGCTAGCGGATCATTTGGCAGCATCAGCGTCAGTGTATCAGTTAGTTTAGATCCAGCAGTTGAAGAAGCAGCAGCGGCTCAGGTCAATACCTACGTTGCTGCACAGAATGGACAACCTAATCAATATTATCAAGCTGCGGCAGCTGCTGATGGTGTCAAAGGCAACTATGCAGGAACAGTTGATGATGGAGCAGTGGCTTCCACAGCAACATCTACGATTGCCACTGATGCCAGCTTCAGTGATATATCAGCATTTCTAACACAATGCCTAAACGAAGCTGCCCAAGGTAAGTGGCGTGAGACAGGACAGGGTGGTAAACCTAGCAACCCCACCATTACTGGAATTTGGCAGAACTTGGGATATAAGAATAATAGTCCTTGGAATACTGACCAAACAGCTTGGTGCATGGGATTTGTAAATTATGCACTAAAAAGCTCGGGCTATAGATATTTCCAAACTGCTAGTGCAGCCGCTATTACTACTAACCCAGAAAAGTGGGGTGCTGTGCAAGTTCCAAAAGATCAAGCAAAGCCCGGCGACATTGCATTTTGGAGCTATCGACATGTTAACTTTGTATATACTGCACAAGATGGAAAGTATACTTTTGTTGGTGGAAACCAAACTCCGAGCGGTGGCAAGAACAATCCAGACGATGGGGATATAACCAAATCTTATCCAGGCGGAACACCTGCAAGCAATGCAAATTGGGTAAGTTGCTGGCGTCCAACTAAGTCATAATGGTTGACACGCTGGTAAAATCATAGTATAATAATAACAAGAGGAAGCAGTAATGCAACAGGGAAAAGTAAAATGGTTCAATAATTCTAAAGGTTTTGGATTTATTGTATCAGATGCAGGTGGAGAGGATATCTTTGCCCATTTTAGCCAAATCCAAATGGAAGGCTATAAAACTTTAAAACCGGACCAGTTGGTCCAATTTGAAGTAGTAGAAGGTAAAAACGGTAAACAGGCTCAAAACATTCAACCAGTTCAGAAAGTTTAAAATGTATACATATGAAATTTGGATTCGTCTTAACCAATATCAAACTGCCCACGTGCGTTTGCAAGCAGATGACGACCTTCGAGCCAAAATGATTGCCGAAGCCCAATACGGTGCAGGTAATGTCCTTAACTACACTCGGGTAAGTTAAATAATATATGTCCCGTGGGGGTAAACCTGCGTAGCAAGTTGCCAAGGTGAGAGACCTTGTAAGTTAGGCGGAGACTCCACAAGCCCCAGGGATTCCGTCATTTTTTGGAGACAATTATGAAACGAGTTCTAGCAGTTTTAGTATTAACATTGGTCACCTTGCCCGCAATGGCACAATGGCATCATCATGGATACGGTGGTTATCGTGGTGGCTATTATGGAGGTGGTGGCTGGGGCTGGGTAGCACCTGCTATTATCGGCGGTGCTGTAGTGTATGCTGCAACTAGACCGGATCCAGTGATTGTACAGCAACCACCTATTATTGTACAGCAACCGCAGATTCCACAGGCTGGCCAGGTTATCCAATGCCCACAAGGTACTATGCCGTTTGAGCAACATGGTTGGGTTAGGAACCAGTACGGACAGTATGTACAAACTACCTACGTAGAGTGTAAGTAAGATGGTTAATTTATTATTATTAGTAATAGTATTTGGTTTAATCGTAATGTGGGCACGAGCAGTTGCTACATACGATTGGACAAAGTTTGAGGAAGATTCTAAGGGTGACGATTTTTTGAAACCCCATGATGATGTATGATGGTATGAAGTAGATTGAAACGGATTCAAGACCCGGGGGCAGTGCCCGGCATCTCCACCTAAGTGTATAATGTATATTTAGGTGGGGATGACACAGGATCGATTGGGTCAAGAGTAATGAAATGGACTGTCCGGCAATGTAGAAGCCGTTAGGATTGGAGGCATGATCTGAAGCAAGCTAGTCTTGACAGTAGGATTTTCCGGTCGAAGAAGCAAAAAACCTAAATGCAAACGATGCATACTTTGGAGAAGACCGCCTAGCAGCGTGATCTCCACGAGGTAGTTATACCTTGTAATCAAAAATAGCAAAAAATGGCTATATTTTATAGCCATTTTTCTTGACACACTCATTAAAAGAGTAAATAATAGCTTATGATCATTTAAGATCATTCTTTAAAGGAAATTTCATATATGAAGAAAATCGCAATCGCAACAGCCATCGCTCTAGCAGCTGGCCTAGCTTCTGCCGCTGATTACGTATCTGTTGATGTTGATGCAGTCACAGGTCTTAAGGGCGGAAAAGACAGCACAGCACAATATGTTCGTGCAGGTAAGAGCTTCGGTGACTATCAATTGGGTTTACAGTCTCGCACTGCTAACTTCAAAACTGGTGGTTTGGTAAACAGCACAGAAGTAACTGCCGCTAACAACAAAGTTGCATTTGCTGGTGTTACTCCATTCGTTGGCATTGGACATGACAATGGCTTCAACGGTGTCAAGGGTTCTCCTTACACATACGGACTTGTTGGCGCTACTGCTGGCTTGCCAGTCGGCCCTGGCTTTGCACTAGCTGGTGTTAAGACTCGTGTAGGCAGTGATGAAGGCACCCGTACTAAACAAACAGTTGCATTTGCTACTTACAGCATTCCTGTTGCTAAGAACGTTTCAATTAACTTGAACGCAAGCAAGAGCTATCAAGACATCCGTGAAAACGCATTGGGCTTAGGTCTATCGGTTAATTTCTAATATTTTAGAAAACTAATTAAACCCGCTTCGGCGGGTTTTCTTTTGGTAAAAATTCCGGTTGCACTGATACTGGATTTACCGTATAATATTAATATAGACATACACATTAGGAGATTCTATGAACGCTGAAAACACATTGATCAAAGTTAAACAACATTGCCTAGCCGATAGTGGTGATGAGCAGATTTGGACCAACAAAGGCACCACCTATCATTGGAATCGCGGCAAGGATACTGCAAGTGGTTTAATCAATGGTGTAGTACGAAAGTTAGCTGGCATTGATGCTAATGGTGCAAAGATTTGGGTAGTAGCTGGAAGTATTAAGATTGCACCAAATGGTGTGATCCAACGCTGGACAGGTTTGCCACGCAAGATTCAGTTGACATTTGAGCCACATTCATCTAATACAACTAACCCTATTGACTTTCCTCAACTAGAAACTGTTTAATATGACAATGCATCTCGAAGGACCTTGGCTTAGTACTGTTGGTAAGAAACGTGGCAAGATCAAGTTTCGTAATGCTGAAGAGGCAAAGAAGGCCCGCGAACTCGATGAGTCGTGGAAACAGCTACAGAAGAAATGGGTTGTAGAAGCCGAAGACAAGAAACGCAAGCGAGCCATGTCAGCTGAACCGTTGGTCTATACATTGTCAGGCCGTGAGACTACTCGTATGCCCAGCCGAGGCGATGGAACAGGTGTTGCTTCTCTTAAACCTGTACAAATGTATACGGGTGAGGAAATGTTGGGGATTGGCCAATTACACAAGAGTAATGCCATACCAATTTTTCGACAACAAGACGCAGAAGATCTATCTAAGATGCGCCGATAAATATTCTTATGAAACCAACATTAAATGAAAAGTTCCTTGCATACCTAGCACTGTTCAGCGGACTGTTCCTATCATTGGTCGCAGAGTACTACAGTATTCTCGGCCTTACCGCCATTTTCTCTGCCGCAGTTATCCCTGTGATCATCATGGGTATTGCACTCGGCCTAGGTAAAGTCACTGCTACACTATGGCTCAAACAAAATTGGAGTATTGCTCCATGGACCATGCGTGGCTATCTATTTGCCGCTATCATAGTTCTTATGATGGTTACCAGTATGGGTATCTTTGGCTTCTTGAGCAAAGCACACAGTGACCAAAGCCTAGTCAGTGGTGATGTACAGGCTAAAATCAGTGTGTATGATGAAAAAATTAAAACAGCAAAGGACAATATAGATGCAAACCGTAAGGCGCTTAAACAGCTCGATGAGGCTGTGGATCAAGTCATGGGTCGCAGTAACGACGAAAAGGGTGCCGAAAAGTCGGTTGCTATTCGGAGGTCCCAACAGAAAGAGCGTACTCGCTTACAAGAGGAAATCGCCGCCTACCAGAAAACAGTTAGTAGCCTTAATGAAGAGCGTGCGCCAATCGCGGCGGAAGTCCGTAAAGTAGAAGCCGAAGTAGGACCAATCAAATACATAGCAGCCTTTGTCTATGGTGAGACCAATGAAGGCATATTAGAGAAGGCAGTGACCTGGGTTATCATTACACTGATTGTAGTGTTCGATCCTATGGCTGTTATCCTATTGTTGTCTAGTCAAATCAGTTTCCAAAACTTCCGAGAGCGTGAAAAAGAAGATAAGTTTGCAGAATGGACTGAAGATGACTTTGACCAGATTGCAGAAGATAATTTATCGCTGTATGAATTTGAGGAGGGTAACAGCCCACTAGGGCCGGTTGTTGATGTAGTCTCCCCGGAACCCACTGTCACACAATCTAATCCACACCCTATAGGTTGGATGTTTAATGAAATACCTGTGCCATATCCTAGCACAGAATCAGAAGTTGAAGAAGTTATAGAAGCGTTAACTTCTGTAAAAGAACAATCTATTTTAGAACAACATCCCTATCTAACTAAGAAGTTTGAACACTTTGAAAATCTCAAGCCTTTAGTAATGCAAATTGAAAAGTTTGACGAGCCAGTTATTAACGACACTTATCTAGATGAGCCGCTGTTCGTTCAGAATGAAGAACAACGTGAAAGTGATCTTTGGTCATCAACGATTGAGTCAATCACCAAAGAGGAATACCAAGAAGCTGCTGCTATTAATTTAGATCCTCATAATGATGCACCTCATCCAGAAATTGCTGAATATATTGATCTCGTAAAATCTAAAAGAATGGCATTAAAAGATGTGCCCGAAGAATACCTATTGGCCGTTAAGGCAAGGATGTAATGGATAATAGAATAACACTGATCACGCCACCTGATATTTTTGAGAATGAATCTTACAGTATCCTTTTTATACATCTTAGTGAAAAAGACCAGACTACTGTAAGTAAATGGCTAGCCGACGCTAACCTTACTGAACACATTAATATATATTTTTATGATCATGATATAGACATCAGCTGGCTTTTTTATGCAATGGCTAGATGTGAATATAAGTACATAGACTTAAACGGTCTTAACTATGCAACTACTGCTCTAAGCGGGTATATCGTAGGCAAGAAAAATACCTGTTATAGATGCAGTGATGAAAATGCTTCGGCAGTTTATCACTATATCAATCAAAACAGGATAACTACTGTTGAACAATTTTTAGAAAGAGCATTACATGACAAAATCGGACGTTAAACATAAGTGCGATTTTTGCGACAAGAGCAAAGAAGAAGTTGAAAAGCTCATTGTAGGCGACCATGCCTCAATTTGTAATGATTGTATTGAGCTATGTATTGATATACTTAACGATGAAAAAGTAAAAACTTTTCCCAATATCAATAAACTTTTAAATCCTGTATTAATCAAAGATTTCTTAGACGAGTATGTCATAGGTCAAGACGATGCTAAGATTAGTCTAAGTGTAGCAGTTAGCCAACATTTTAAACGTGTCAATAATCCCAATAAAGATATTGAATTAGAAAAGACCAATGTATTGTTGCTGGGGCCTACGGGCTGTGGCAAAACAATGATGGCACGTAAGATTGCACAGTATCTAGACTTGCCATTTGCCATATGTGATGCTACTGGTATTACAGAAGCAGGGTATGTAGGTGATGACGTTGAAAGTATTCTTACACGATTGATCAATGAAGCTGACGGCGATATTGAAAAGGCAACTCGCGGAATTGTATATATTGACGAGATCGACAAGATCAGTCGCAAGGGAGAGAGCGCCAGCATTACACGTGATGTCAGTGGAGAAGGTGTGCAACAAGCACTGCTGAAAATGATTGAAGGTAGTATCATGCGTATCCCCAGCACGGGCAAACGCAAACATCCTGGTACAGACATGCAAGAAATTGATACACGCAGTATATTGTTTATATGTGGGGGGGCCTTTGTAGGCATTGAAAAAATTATCAAACAACGTACAGGTGCTAGAAGTGTAGGCTTTCATGCTAACGTGGAAAACTTGGACAAGGATGATAATGTTTATAAAGATGTGACTACTAAGGACTTGATTAAGTTTGGACTCATTCCTGAGTTCGTGGGACGTTTTGGACTTATTACACACGTTGATGAGCTAGACGAGACACAATTGGTTAATATTTTAAAAGAAACTAAGAATAGTCCGATCAAACAATATCAGTATATGTTTGAGCTAGACGGAATTAAATTACAATTTGACAATACTGCCCTACTGGAAATTGCACACAGAGCCAAAGAACTCAAAACCAATGCTCGTGGGTTGAAAAATATTATTGAAAAAGTATTGTTGCCTTATCAATTTGATGCTGTAAATCTTGTAGAGCGAGGTTTAACAGGAATTCGGATAACTAAAGATACTATCGATGGCATACCAGCCATAATGATTTTTGATAAAAAGAAAAATGAGCAAAAACAATAAACCCTTAATGGGCAATAAGGTTATCGTTGGCGACATGCCCTTAAACGTAGCACTTAGAAAATTTAAACAGAAAGTGGATGACTCTGGCATTTTGGAAACAGTTAGAGCTAACATGTTCTACGAAAAACCAACCACTACCAAAAAGCGTAAAAAAGGCGCTGCTCGTGCCCGTTGGCTTAAAAAGATCAACGATCAATCGTTGCCCAAGAAAAACTATTGACAAACTCCTATTTTCCTGCTATAATTAAAGCATGGAAAATACAAAACCCAAAATTACTTTTGCCCCTGGTTGCTTTGATACATTTGAAGGAACACAGGACGAACTCGACGAGTTGATTGCTGATATTACAAAACAGATCGAATCTGGAGAGATTGAACCCATTCCTATCGATATCGACGAATTGATGGAAGAAGATCCAATATATGCAGAAAAGATTTTGCGTAGTCTACGAGAAGATGCAACTGCAACTAGGGTCTTGCAATAATGGCAAAACATTTAATGATTGATATGGAGACCATGGCAGTCTCTCCAAACGCTGTAGTCCTATCATTGGGAGCAGTACATTTTAATCCTTGGGGAAATGGATATGGTGAAAAGATCTATTTTAAAATTGATCTCGATGACCAAGACAAGCTAGGTCGCGAAATTGATCCTAACACACTTGAATGGTGGAGTCGGCAGGATCCTGCTATTATGGAAGAAGCATTCAGTGAAGAAGGACGTATTCCTTTAGCGGATGCTATGAATCAGTTCCATAAGTTTGCTTGGGGATGTGATGCATTTTGGAGTCACGGTGCTACATTCGATTTGGTTATTATCGAAAACATCTATCGTCAGTTGGGCAAGGGTTTACCGTGGCAATACTGGCAACTGCGAGATACTCGAACACTGTTTGATTTGGGATACGATCCAGACATGCCTAAAGGTGGTCTTCACGATGCCCTACAGGATGCTATCCGACAATCAGTCGGTGTCCAAAATATCTATGCTAAAATGAAAATTCGTCCAAAGTAAGTTGACAGGATCTAAGAATCCTGTTATAATTAATATAGGTTGAAATAGAAGTAAACCGAAACATAGTTTATTAACCGCTGAAATCTTAAGTAAGCATAAAGGAAATATAATGAAAACTCACACAACTAAGGTTAAGCCTTATAACAAAAAAGAATCAATTAATGCATTTGTAAAATCTTACAAAGTGCCGTTTGAAATGAAGGATGATGCAGTTGATCTCCGTGAGATGGCTAAAAATTATCCAAATGATATCATTCCCTTGGAAGATATCCAAAAAGCAATCACTACCGTTATCGGACCACGATACAATATTCTTAAGACTCCATATGATCCTAGCGGCGGAGCAACTATTCATTATCCCAACCCAGCTACAAGTCCAAGATTTGGTTATGTCGACTGGGAGGACCTTTACCTCTGGCCTATTTTTCAGCGTGACGTTGCTCCTAATCATGTAGAAAAAATTTACAAAGATTTTGATCATACTGCTGTAATTGTACCGTGTGCTATTAAACTTACACTAAAAAACGGAAAGACTATTTACTGTATCTGGGACGGACATCATACTACACAGGTTTGTCGCTTAGAAGGATATTCTAAGTTTCCAGTATGGTATATTGACATTGACCATATTTCTAACGAAACATTAGAAGAAGCAGGATTTGGAATTACTGACGACGAGCGTATCAAGTATGGTGCATTTATTGCAGGTACTAACATGCGTCGAATTAACGGTAAGAACAAGCGTCCGTTAAGCGCATATGATGATTTCTTGATCGGTGTTGAAACCAAAGACAAACAGTATGTTAGCATGATGAATATTTTGACTAAACACACCTGTGTTCCAAAACGTCATGCTACAATGGCAGGTGCATTTACACAAATTAAGTCTGGCATCGAATGTTACGAACTTGCTGACGACAACGGTACTAAAGGTACATTCTGGGATCGTGCTCTAAAGTTTCACCGAACTAACTGGCCCGCAGCACCCCTGACATTAGAAGTATTTCGACCAATGAGTTATCTGTATCATCGTTCGGCATTAGAAGGGTTTAACCTCACTCCTGCGTTTGATAAAGAACTAGCCTCTATGTTGATTAACAAATGGGGCGATGCAGACAGCATACAAGAAGGTATCAAGGAAAGCTATTGGAAAGCCTATACCTCTACTAAAGTTAAAGGTGACATTCCTGAGCATGACAAAGACCGTGTTCTTAATGGATTGATCAATTTCTATACACAAAGTGGCGGCAAGACATTATTGCCTAGTCCAACATGCCAGTGGAAGGTTTAATATGTTAATTGATATTTCTAAAGTTTCGACACATACTATTGATCTTTGTAATTTTTTGAAACCGTATGATATTGTAAAATACATGAAGAAGAATAATATTATTTCTTATGTATATGCTTTTATCTACCATAAAACTATTATGAAGTACGGCGTTCATTACGATCTTGCAAAAGGTGTACATGGTGAGAGGATATATAGACAATCTTTCCATATTCCTGGCTGGCCAAGGCAAGCTAGCCCAAACAGCGCAGGAAATGACATGTTAGATGTCCTTGTTCATTTTCCAGGAATTAATAAAAATTCAGTGTCTATCCAAATTTGGGACATGTCACTTTATCCAAGGGCATCGTCAATTAACACTAAGTTCGAAGTTAATCAGTTAGAGAGACAGTTAATTAAAAGTCACATTGAATTAGTGGGATACAAACCAGTAGGTAATATTAAAGACGAAAGTCATATGGATTTTAAATCCATAGTAACAGACCAACAATTTGGTAGCTTGTTCGATCATGAATAATCAAAAACTATTTTATATCTTCAAAGATCCGATGGGGGCTATTGATAGCAAGATCGGTATCACTGGTCATCCTGCTGTACGACTAGGTGTTTATCAAAATAGCTATAGCCGAAAGAGCCACGTGGCATGTTTTGATGTAGTATACATTGGGCCAGCTCGAGCAATTGCTAGTTTAGAAAAAGCAGTAAAGCAACAGTTTGATTGGAATATTGAGCGCGACGGCCGAGGAACAAGCGAATGGATTAATCAAACATATACAACTATTGAAGCACAAATTGATACATTGATTGACGGATACAAGTTTAAGATACAAAAAGTGCCTAAAAAATATTTGCCATTGACTGTAGATAATCTGGAACAATTCCTTATTGAAATTGTTAACGACCCTAAATCCTAAACTAGGGTAATTTAAACATACTAGTTCTTGACAGCTATACAGTTTTCCTATATAATTAACACATGTTCAAAAACAAGGATTTATCTTAATGAAAGTTTCTAAACTTATTTCTGCAATTATGATTGCAGGAGTTATGCTCACCGGTGACACCGATGCTAAACCCGGCGGAGGTGGAGGTGGCCGCTCCAGCGGCAGTTTTAGCAGTGGCTCAAGCATGAGCAAAGGCAGCTTCAGTGCTCCTGCTCCAGCAGCACCATCCGTCCAAAAAGGCAGCTTCAGTGCTCCTCCAGCACCCGCACCCAGGCAAACAACTACCACTACATCAACTACTACAATGACACGCAGGACTGCTGGTGGCGGATATGCTGGTTCTCCCATGATGTACGGTGGTATGGGCATGGGCTTTGGTTATAGCAACGGACTGTTGACTGGTTTGATTATCGGCAATATGCTTCACCCACATAATACTGTGGTATATTCAGGTGGTGGCTATAACGGTAATGCCCTGCTTTATCCAGATGGTCGAGTTGTTAATCAACAAGGTTACCAAGTTGGTGTTTACCAAAACGGACAGTTTACTCCGGTTAACGGTGGAATGGTTGCACAACCTGCTCCTGCAGATGCTGTTCAATATCAGAATTCGCCAATGCAACCTGTAGTGCTTGAAAAAGCAGGACCGAGCAATTGGGAAATTGCAGGTATGATTGTACTTGGTATTGCATGTGTTTTGTTGTTCTTGTTTATTATTGGAGTTCTTTAAATGACTTTTCTTATTGTAACATTTTTTATTTTGCTAATCGTAGCTCTTGTAGTAGCCGCTAACCGTAGGAGTGGACCTGTGATTTATGATGATTATAACGACGAAGAAGTAACACACACAACTGTTACTACAACTACAACTACTACCGACCCATCACCTGCGGCAATTGCCACAGTTGGGACTATCTACGCTTTCCAGGAAGCGGGCAGTACACAATGGTATGTAAATGATCCAGTGGATAAGGAAAAGACTGCTGTAAATGCCAACGACGACTACTACCGCGATGCTGGTGGTAGCGTTTGGAATCTTCAATAATTGAAAGCATTTAATGTTTAATTGGTTCCGTAAATATAACACACCAGAGATTACCCCTGTGCCCGAAGTAAAACCCATCCCCCCAATCTCTTTGCCCACTCCGCAATTAAAAGATCACTACAGAGTGGGTTATGATCCAGAGTCCGAATCAACTACACTAACCTTGCATAGTGATTACACCAGCATGACTTTAACACTTGCTCCTGAAGAAGTGTTGCGACTTATTCGTTTGTTAGGTGCATCGTTGGATGATGAGTTTTTAAGTGGTGATCAAGATGATCGTCATGACGATCATGACGACGAGGACTAACGTGATCTATCTTAATCTCAATATTCGCAATCCTCGTTGGTGGGATCGATTTGAAAGCATTTGGTGTAAATCTGGTAAGACCGTTTGGAAGAATAAGTTCTGGGAAGTTCAGTTTATGAAAACCCCAGAACTGTTTCGAATTGAGTTTAATTGGACTGTACAGCAGGATCATGCAGGTGTTCGTCTTGAGCTAGGACTAGTTGGTTATCAATTGGATATAAGTTTTTCTGACAACCGTCATTGGGATTACAAAAACAACCGTTGGGTAATTTATGGGCAATCAGACTGATTACTTCAACAAGACCAAATACTGGCCATCTTATTTCTTAGGTGACCGAGTATTTGGCAAATGGAATAAAATCCCATTCATTGGTACAGTGGGCAATGATACTGTAATCAATGAGATCGAAGGACCTCGTATTACTATACATTTAGATTTGCCAATCAAATTTAAAGATGTTATAAACAATATCATTATAGTCAAACATAAAGATATAAAGAAATTAAAGGAAATGTAATGTCGGAATGCCTAATTATCGGAGATAGTATTGCTGTTGGTACTAAAATGTTCCGTCCAGAGTGTGCAGCTTATGCACAGGGCGGTATTACATCACACGGGTGGAACATGAAGTTTGGCAACAAAGATTTGACTGCTAAAACTGTTATCATTAGTTTAGGTACTAACGATTGGGAAAAGGCCGACACCTATGGTATGCTAATGAACATTCGAACAAAAATTAAGGGCGATACTAAAGTGTTTTGGATTGAGCCAAATCGTGAAAGCAAGTTTGAGGCAGTACAGCATGTCCGCAATGTTGCACAACAATTTGGAGATACAGTTATTGTAACAACACGCTGGCAAGCAGATAAAATTCATCCAAGTTGGGCAGGATATAAAAGTATCGCTGAAGCAAGCAAATAAATAAGGTATGGATGATAAAAAAGTAAAAGATTTGGAAATGAAAGTTCAACGACTGATCGAGCAGGTGTCTGCACTCAATCAGCAGGTTGCACTACTAAAGCGTGAGAACAACCGTTCTAAGTCCAACATTACCCAAATTGCCAATCATATCAATCGCAAGTAATTTGGCTAAAAAAGCCTGTTTTAACACCAAAAAAGTGTTGACAAGATAATTAAATTACTATATAATAATAACATAGACAGTAAGTTATAAGGTTAGGTTCAGCAATTCATAATACTATGAATTTCCTATATCTATGTCAATAGCTGGAGCCTGTATGGGCTTTGAAGGTTACGGACATATATGGATATAAGATAGAGGCTTTTCGATATTTGCCTCGATAAAAAACAAAAGTAGACAACTAACCTGTTAAATCCTAGGATGGATTCAGCAACTTAAAACTAAACTACAGCTAATGCAGTAGACGGCGGCCCGTAAGGCAAGTGGCAACACTTTCTAGCAATAGACTCTAACGGAACTGATGACACAAGGGAAAGACTTTGTATGATGTTTGTACAGAAAAATACAAACTAGGCGACATGAATTGTATGCTAGGCTTGCGGAACTGAACCGATATACTGGGGAATAGGCAAGCAGAAAATAAAATACGGTTCCGACCATCCTGCTTGTATAGGTTATATACAGCATTTTAATAATTTTAAAACGTAACCTGAAGGAAAATAAAATGAACGCATTTGTAGAAGCGGTTAAGTCCGTTCCAGTAGTAGCTCGTACCGCTAACGGTATGAAGACTTTTGAATCTAGCAAGAGTGATCTTGTAGATTTGTTCTTTGCTATCGGTGCAAGCCGTGGTAAGGATTTGAGCACTCAGTTTGCTCGCGCACTAGCACAAGACGAAACTCTTGCTCTACGTCTTTTGATGTGGGCTCGTGACGTCCGTGGTGGTGCAGGCGAACGTGATGTTGTTCGCCTGATTCTTTTGAATCTTGAAAAGACCAACCCTAAGGCGTTGGCTCGTATTTTGCCACACCTGGCAGAATTCGGACGTTGGGATGACCTGTTGATCTTTACTTCTAAGGAAGTCAAGGCACAAGCATTCACTATGATTGGCGATGCTCTGCGTGAACGTAATGGTTTGGCTGCAAAGTGGATGCCACGTCAAGGTCCAATTGCCGTTGAAATCCGTAACTTCTTCGGAATGAGCCCAAAGTTCTACCGTAAGAGTTTGGTAACATTGAGCAAGACAGTTGAACAAAACATGTGTGCAAACACATGGGATGGAATCAACTACAGCCACGTACCATCGTTGGCTGCGGCTCGTTACCAAAAGGCTTTCAAGAAGCACGATCCAGTTGGATACGATGCCTACAAGGCAAAGCTAACAACTGGTGAAGCTAAGGTAAATGCCGCGGCAGTTTACCCATACGATGTCATTAAGGCTCACAAGTTTGGCGGTGACGCTACTGTTGTACAAGCACAATGGGATGCATTGCCAAACTACATCGGTGATGAATTGGTGTTGCCAATGTGTGACGTGTCGGGCTCTATGAGCACTACAGTTGGTGGTAACGCTAACTTGACATGTATGGACGTTTGCATCAGCTTGGGCCTGTACCTAGCTGACAAGAACACAGGTCCATTCAAGGACATGTTTTTGACTTTCTCTACCAAGAGCAAGATAGAAATCTTGAAGGGTGACCTGTTGAGCAAGTTGGCTCAACTACAACGTGCAGATTGGGACATGAGTACCAACCTACACGCGGCTTTTGACACTGTTCTTAACTTCGCGGTTAAGGGCAAGGTTGATGCAAAGGACATGCCAAAGTATGTTCTAATTATGAGTGACATGGAATTCAATCACTGTGCCGAGCACGATGATTCTGCAATGGAAATGATCGCTCGTAAGTATGAAGCCGCAGGATACACTGTTCCAAACATTGTATTCTGGAACTTGAATGCTCGTTCTGGCAACGTACCAGTCAAGCATGACAAGAAGGGTGTTGCATTGGTTTCTGGATTCAGTCCAGCTATCATGAAGAGCATCCTAGGTGCTGAATCATTAGATCCTGTATCAGTAATGATGCAGACTCTAAACAGCCCACGTTACGCTGTAATAGCGTAAGGTGCTTTAAAAGGACTCTTAGGGGTCCTTTTTTTTGACTCAAAACGGATAAACGGTATAAATAGTTTTCAAGGAGGATCTAGCCATGAAACAAAAGAAATTAGTTTCCAAATTGTACAAGGCTTGTTTCCGACACGATGAAGATGCAATTATGAAACTTCGCTTAGAAGAATTTCGTAAGATACTAAAGCACCGAGCCGAAGGCAAGCCATTTAGTGCAAAATGGATGGTAGTGCAGATTTAACACACAGTCAGGTTAGGGGCTACTTCGGTAGCCTTTTTCTTGGCCAATGTTGCTAATCTTTTTTCAACCATAGCACGAGCTTTTTCTGGTCCATATATTTCTTCTGCTGATTTACCTTTACGAGCGGCCCCAATCTTTAAGGCACCCTTCATACCGTTTAATTTAGATTTAGCGGCATGTTCTGGAGATTTCTTTTTTCACTTTAGAGAATCGGATCTCTGTTTTCTTAGTTCAGTAGCCTTTTCTAATCCGTAGATTTCTTCGTAGGTTCTGCCTTTTGAGTTAGCAACACTAGCGGCACATGCCTTCGCCATTATTTCTGGACGCTTCTTTCCATACATCCCGTTGAGTTTTCCTGGACGAGATTTTTTACGACGAGTTTCCTCGGAGTCATTACTAGTGCCCTCACCGCCATCTGTTCTATTATGTAGTATGCCTGTTGCTAAATCTTTTCGTCCGTACCACCGGATATATCTGCGTTCTAACGCAACTGCTCCAACTTCGGATAAACTTTGCTCCATAATGATTACACGGTCTAGATCCTTAGGAGTATGGACTCCTTTATTATTGACTCTGTGATTCATCCATGCTCTGTATTGTTGTCCCTTACCTATATAGTAAGGTGTGCCGTCTTTTCTCAAATAGGCATATACATAAAATCCATTTACTGTAATATTATTGTAACGGACTGCCTTATAAATACTCATGCTGACTGCTCCTCTAAGCGTTTAGGGTAGTTGGATATTTCCAGTATCGCGAACTACAACTTTATTTATGTCAAAATATCCAAAAAAATATAGAACAATAGCAATCAGTGATGTACATTTAGGTACTAGAGATTGCCAAGCAGATAAGTTAAATAACTTTCTGAAACATAACTCGTGTGATACACTGTATCTAGTAGGGGATATAATCGATGCTTGGCGAATACAACAAAACAAATGGCGTTGGAAACAGAGCCATACCAACGTGGTACGTAGGGTATTAGGTCATGCCAAGCGTGGAACTAGAGTTGTATATATAGCAGGTAATCATGATGAATTTTTAAGACCAATGATACCCTACGGGTTTAGTTTTGGTCTAGTGGAGATACACAATCAAATAGAACATATAGGTGCTGACGGCAAGCATTATCTAGTTACTCATGGCGATCTATTTGACGGAATTACAAGGCTAGCACCTTGGATAGCATTTTTAGGAGATCGAGCATATGACTTCATTCTTTCGCTCAATAGTAAATTCAATTGGGTACGTCATCGTTTTGGTTTTGGGTACTTTAGTCTTAGTCAATATCTTAAGCACAGAGTAAAGAAGGCCGTAGATTTTATGTTCAAGTTCGAACATAATCTTGCAGCTTACTGCAAGAAGCGTGGCTTTGATGGTGTCATTTGCGGACATATTCACAATCCGGAAATCAAGTTGATTGATAATATTTGGTATTTCAATGATGGAGATTTTGTAGAAAGCGTATCGGCCCTATGTGAAACACACGATGGTGATTGGATACTTATTCATCTTGAAGAAAACGAGTGGCGTCCGTTTCAAGTATTAGATCGCCGGACTGATCAAATACTAACAGGAGAACTTTGTATCCCTTGGTTTGAGCAGAAAGGATTTTCTGTTTTACGATACCAAGATCGCGACTTAAAGTAAATGGGCTTTTGATTTCTACTACTAAGTTGTCATCCGCCACGAAGAAATCACAATAGTATCTACGAGTTTTTCCTTGCCAGTTATACCATAGTTCCGGCATATTTTTTTTACGATATTGTATTTGATTTTCTTTATATAGAGTTTTCAAGTGATCAAACCCATAAGGTTCATATCCTTGCAGATGTATCACTTCGCCCGTAGATATAAATATAAAAAAAGGATCTAAAATGAAACGTGTATGGCTTTTACATCACGCTAGTGGTATTAACTGTTACGAAAATACAAGATTACTCGAATGCCTTGAACAAAATGGTATCAAGGGAGAAATATTTGAACCCAAATATTTCGACATCATAGTCAGTCGTGGTAATGCTAAAAGTATTAGATACAAAGGCGAGAAGATTGATCTACCTGATTTAATATTGAGTCGTACTGGCTCGGGTAGTGCATATTTTACATTAGCATTAATGAGACAATTTGAAAAATTAGGCGTCTCAGTTATTAACGATGCTGAAAGCGTGGCAGTGGTAAGCGATAAACTTCTAACCAGCCAAGCACTAGCCAGTGCTGGATTGCCGATTCCTAAGACATTATTGGTCAACGGAGACGTTGATGTCGAGTTAATTGAAAAAGAAATTGGCTTTCCCTGTGTAGTCAAAGCTACCAGCGGCAGTAGAGGTAAAACAGTATACCTATGTGAAACACGTAAAATTTTTGAAGGTTTGATGGAATTACTATCAAGTATTGCATTGAAGAAAACATTAATTATACAGGAGTTTGTGGATGCTAAACCTGGTACTGATCTACGTGTGTGGGTAATAGGCGGCAAAACTATTGTAGCTATGAAACGAACTGGTGCTGACGGTGACTTCCGTGCTAATATCAGCACTGGCGGCACTGGCGAATTGTTTGAAATTACACCAGAGATTGATTATATTGCCAGAGAGACTGCCCGTGTGTTGGGTCTACAAATAGCAGGCATTGACTTGTTATTTGATAAAGATGGGTATAAGGTATGTGAAGCAAACTCTAGTCCAGGATTTAAAGGTATGGATAAACACTGCGGGCAGGACATGGCTCAGCATATAGTAGATTTTGTAAAATTGAAAATTCAATGAAAACAGTTTTAATTATTACTGACAACTTACCGGAGCAGATAAATGGCGTGGTCACGACCTACACGAATATTGAGGCATGTGCGCTTTTGGATGGTTATAAGTTTGTGGTGTTGCATCCCGGGTGGTTCAGCTACATTGATTGCCCTAAATATCACGAAGTCAAACTTGCCTGGCCGCGCCACATGGGCAAGAAGATCAAGGAGATTGCTCCGGATTATATACACATCGCGACAGAAGGTCCTCTTGGTTGTTGGGCTAGAAAGTATCTGTCATTGGCTGATATTAGGCACAATACCGCTTATCATACTCGGTTTCCTGAAGGGTTAAAATTGTTATTTGGCATTCCAGAAACATTTACGTGGCGTTTTGTTCGTTGGTTTCACAAGCACAGCGGCAAGGTGTTGACTACTACAGACAGTATGGTTAGAGAATTACAAGCACACGGATTTAAAGGTGAAGTTATTCCATGGACACGCGGTGTTGATAGAACGATCTTTAAACCAGAACTTAGAGAAAACTTTCCTGGTAAGTATTTGCTATGTGTCAGTCGTGTCAGTAAGGAAAAGAATTTAGAAGCATTCTTGGATTTAGATTATCCTGGCTATCAAAAGATCATGGTAGGTGACGGACCTATGCTGGAAGTCTATAAGAAACAATATCCAGATGTAGTATTCACTGGATTTAAAACTGGTGTGGATCTAGCACGTTACTATGCCAATGCTGAAGTATTTGTATTTCCCAGTAAGTGGGAGACATTCGGCATTGTAATGATTGAATCAATGGCCTGTGGAACACCTGTAGCGGCTTATAACTGTCAAGGTCCTGCTGATGTTATAGATCAGGGTGTTACTGGATTTATGGCTGAGGAGAGAGAAGGTTTAAAAGTTGCTGTTGATAAGTGTTTACAACTTGATAGAGATAGAGTACATAGGGTCAGTCAGCGTTGGAGTTGGCAACGAGCCTGGGAAATATTTAGAGACAACTTAGTAGAAAAATCGGACACAAGATAGAGTGTCGCTGGATTCTCGTAACCAGTAGTAGGACCTTCGGGTCCTATTTTATTTAAACCAGCCGATGCGTTTGCCATCGGCTTTTCTTTGATCGTACTCTTCTGGACTGCTAGGGTAACGTAATGCCCAAACAGCACAGAGTGCCATTCCTAGGCCAACGCCGGCTACCAACTTCCAGTTGTAGGTAGTGAACCAAAGTATGATCAAGCTGACATCCATAGTAATGACCATGGCCCACTTACCATATGTAGGAAACACACGTTTCTCACTCCAGTTGCGGAGAAAGGGCCCAAACAGTTTATGGTTCATAATCCAATCGTGCCACTTTTTATTACTTTTGGCAAAGCAGTAGGCAGCACCAACTGTGGGAGTTGACCACGGAATTCCAGGTGTGACTACTCCAATATAGGCAATGCCCAAACAAATCATACCCAATGTAAACCAAATAGCACGTTTAATTCTGTCCATAATATATCCTTTTTACTATTTAACTTGGTAAAATCAGTCTTGACTTTATCTTGGTTTTACTGTATAATAGTATTATGACTACAAACGCCTACATCTTTAGTTGGGACCAAACTGGTATTGAAGCCATCGTACCTATTACCCAATATGAACATCATGACAAAAATCAGCTTATCAATCTTTTAAAAGATAAGCCTAGAGAAAGAAATCCGTTGGATAGTATTGTTCGGGCTATGGTATTGCGGGCTAGGTATAATACTCAGCGGCATTATGAAATCTATGCTGTGGATTGTGCGGAAGGTATGAATGAGGAGTTTTGGCGAGAGCAGTGGGAAGAATGCCCACAGGCTACCGCCGACCTGATCCGAGAACGTGGTCATAAGATCTACAGTGATCGAGCAAATACAAAACAAATTAAGATAACATGAAACTTAAAAAAGTCGATGGTAGGATGAATGGGCATGGTGTGTTTAAATACTATGCAAATTTTAATTACACAACAACCCAAAAGTTCTGTGATATCCGTAAATGGTGTTGGGAACAATGGGGTGCCAGCGACGATCTTGAGTTTATTGAAAAAATTAAAGATCCTAATATTTCGTGGTGTTGGGTCAATGACAAATTCACAATGAGAATTTACCTAGCCACTGACAAAGAAGCTCAGTGGTTTTTACTTAAATGGGGCATTTGATGATAGTACATTTGGTTAGTGATTTACATTTAGACGTTAGTGGCTACCTGGAGATGCCAGGTGGTGATGTATTGATTTTGGCTGGAGATATCTGCGAAGCCAAAGAGTTGAGCAAAGAATTCCATAGCACTAAACTGTTGGATCGTGAGCCCGGAGCATTTCCCTGCCACGACTTCTTTGAGTTTGAGGTTCCAAAGTATAAGAAAGTGTTCTACGTGCTGGGCAACCACGAGCACTACAGAGGTCGTTTGGATAAGACCAGAGCATTGCTGGAAGGCATGATGCCCCCTAATGTGACCATTCTGGAAGATCAAGTGGTAGAGTATGAGGGTATCATGTTCATGGGTGCTACATTATGGACTGACATGAACAAGGGTGATCCTATCACTGTTCATTCTATGAAAAGTTTTATGAATGACTACAAGGCCATCCAAAACTTCTATCCTGCTAAGAATCTCTATCATAAACTGACCCCAGAACATACGGTGGCTGTACATCGCAAGACCAAACAGTATTTTAAGATTGTACTAGAAATGAACAGAGATAAACCTTTTGTAGTCATTACACACCATGCTCCTAGCTACATGAGTATAAATGAAAAGTATAAACATGAGACTACTACTAATGGTGCTTACGCCAGTGACATGAGTGAATTTATCCTTGACAATGAAAACATCAAAGTGTTTTGTCATGGCCACATGCATGACCCAGTTGATTATAAGATTGGTGAGACTCGTGTGATCTCTAACCCTCGTGGATATCTCCCATGGGAAGGTGATCAATTTATTCCTGGCTTTTACTTTGAGGTATGATATGAACGAACGAATTAAAGAACTCGCTGAACAGGCTGGATTCAACCTTCCTAATAATTTAGTTGAAGGTCAAAATGGTCCAGGTGTTCGAACAGAACGAGATAAGTTGGCCGAGTTCGCCGAGTTGATTGTGAGAGAATGTAGTAAGGTTATTATAAATGGCGGTTATAGGAATCCCGCATTAGGTGATAAGCATCCGCTGACACCGCCAGAGATTGCTCAAATGATTAGAGAACATTTCGGAGTTGAAGAATGAACGAACGAATTAACCAACTTGCTGAACAGGCTTTTAATTTTGTTGCTGAACAGAATATGACCAAGAAGGAATTCTTTTGGGAGAATATCAGACACGACCGCACACTACAATACAGAGTAGATGAAAAGTTCGCCGAGTTGATTGTGCAGGAATGTATGTCTTTAGTGTCAGAACCTGGCCCAGATATGAATGATACCGAACGTGGTATATTGGCTCAGATTAAAGAACATTTCGGAGTTGAAGAATGAATCTAACAAAATACAGTAAGAATAAACTGATGCAAACATTTGAACGTTGGGATGTGCCCCGGGAGTTTGCTGACCCTTTCTACAACTATCTAGTGTGGGGATTCAGACCCGGCGGCTGTTTTGAAGCTGTTCTGGCCAATGATTTTGCACGGGCAATACAGCGTAGTCATCCTAATAATCATATCGAAGCATACAAGGCCCTGGTAAATTGGATAGCAGATACTGTGCCCGAAGAAGCACAGGGCAGTTATCTAAAGGTCAAGGCTTGGTGTGATATCACGCCAGAACAGCGCAGGATCATTTTGGAAGACTGCGGTTTGATCTACCCCAGCAAGGAAGAAGTGGTAATGATTCTAAAAGATGAACCCACAACTGAACCGATGTTATATTAAGGATAAAATGAGATATATTACTAACAAGTTTGATTCTATTCGACTTCCCTGCGAGGAAGGTATGTTGGAATGGTTGCGAGAACGCTATCCCAACTCACAGTATAGAATCGTGGAGGCATAATGAGTTCTACTGTAAGAATACCTTGGAACATAGGTGATACTATCGCTGACTGGAATGAAGCATGTGGATGGGCTATCGAATATTTCGGATTACCCGGAGCTAGATATGTATGCCGCATTGGCGATATTTATATGGATTTTGTCTTTAAAAGCAACAAAGATGCACTGGTCATGGCCATAATGTGGAATGCCCAGATTGTTCCTGACAATGAACTTACTGTAGAGCATGTTGGGAAACTATTGCAGTGAAAATAAATGAGGGTGAAAGCTACGAATCTTGGTGCGAGCGTGTTCGCATGTACGAGCACGGCTGGGCCATGCAGGAAATTGCCCAGGGCAAAGATGTTGAAAAAACACTGGAACAAATGTCCCGTAGAATGATGGACAAATTAATGCACCCTATTTTTAAAGCAATATCTAACGTTGAATCTACTTACGATGCAGAAAAGGCTAGACAATCATATAAAGAACAGTTCATCGATCGGGTTCCTCGGGCATCGGATCATATAGATGATACACTCACTTGACATTTATATAGTATGCTACTATAATAAATAAATCTGTAAAAGACCTTATGGCTTTTATATGGGCACAATGCCCGCTCACTTACTAAGGAGAAATTAATGAGCAAAGTAATCGGAATAGATCTCGGAACTACAAATTCCTGCGTGGCAGTTATTGAAAACGGCGTCACAAAAATCATTGAAAACGCAGAAGGTGCTCGCACTACACCAAGTATTGTAGCTTATGCTAATGACGAAATTCTCGTTGGAGCCAGTGCAAAACGTCAAGCAGTCACAAACCCAAAGAACACAATTTACGCAGCCAAGCGTTTGATCGGCCGTAAATTTACTGAACAGGCTGTTCAGAAGGACATTGACCTAATGCCTTACAAAATTGTCCAAGCCGACAACGGCGATGCATGGGTAGAAGCAAATAACGATCGACTAGCACCTCCACAGATCTCAGCTGAAGTTCTACGTAAGATGAAAAAGACTGCGGAAGACTATTTGGGCACAGAAGTGACACAGGCTGTTATCACTGTGCCTGCATACTTTAACGACAGTCAACGCCAAGCAACCAAAGACGCAGGTAAGATTGCAGGTCTAGAAGTTCTGCGTATCATCAACGAACCAACAGCAGCCGCATTGGCCTATGGTGTTGATAAACAAGACAAGCGTGATCGTAAGATTGCAGTCTATGACTTAGGTGGTGGAACATTTGACGTTTCTATCATCGAGATTGCCAATGTCGATGACGACAAACAAATCGAAGTGCTATCTACAAATGGTGATACATTCTTAGGTGGTGAAGACTTTGACCAACGCATTATGGATTTCTTAGTTGATGAATTTAAGAAAGACAATGGCGTTGATCTTAAGAAAGACATGTTGGCTCTACAGCGCCTAAAAGAAGCCGCTGAGAAGGCCAAGATTGAACTGTCAAGTTCAGCACAGACAGACGTTAATTTGCCCTACATCACAGCAGACGCAAGTGGTCCTAAGCACATGAACGTTAAACTTACACGCAGTAAGTTGGAACAACTAGTTGAAGAATTGATCCAGCGCAGTATCGGACCATGTAAGACTGCTATGGCAGACGCAGGTGTTAGTGCCAGCGACATTGACGAAGTTATTCTAGTTGGTGGTATGACTCGTATGCCAAAGGTACAGGAAGTTGTTGAACAGTTGTTTGGCAAGGCTCCACGTAAGGACGTTAATCCAGACGAAGCAGTTGCCGCAGGTGCTGCTATCCAAGGTGATGTTCTAGGTGGTGGCCGCACCGACGTTCTATTGTTGGATGTTACTCCATTGAGTTTAGGCATCGAAACAATGGGCGGTGTCTTTACCAAGTTGATCCAAAAGAACACCACTATCCCAACCAAGGCAAGTCAAGTGTTCTCCACAGCGGAAGACAATCAACCTGCTGTTGATATCAAAGTGGCACAGGGTGAGCGTGAGTTGTTCCAATACAACAAGGCGCTTGGCGAATTTAAATTGGACGGTATTCCTCCAGCACGACGCGGAACACCACAGATCGAAGTTACATTTGATGTTGATGCCAACGGTATCATGAAGATCAGTGCCAAGGATCAAGGAACTGGTAAAGAGAATAAGATCACTATTAAATCTGATAGCGGTTTGAGCAAGGATGAAATTGAACGTATGGTTCAGGATGCAGAAGCTAATGCAGAAGCAGATAAGAAGCAACGTGAATTGATTGAAGCTCGTAATAGCGCCGAAAGTACTCTACACACCTTTAAAGGCGATGTAGAAAAGTACGGTGATCAGGTCACGGAAGAAGAAAAAGCCAATGCGGAAGATGCTGTAAAAGCAGTTGAAGATGCTGTCAAAGGCGATGACGCAAAGATTATCCAGGATAGTATTCCAAAACTTTACGAAGCTATGAATCCTATTACTGCTAAAAAGCACGAAGCTGAAGAAAAGGCCAAGAGCGACAAGGATAATAATATCGTTGACGCCGACGTTAAAGAGACTGTATAATAAATACACGTGGGATACCTATAAAGGGTCCCACCCGATTCTTACTTATTAAGGAGAAAATTATGAATCAACAAATCGTACGTTTCGACACCAACGCTCTAAACAGAGCCCTACTGGGATTTGACACATTGTTTAACGACTTTGAAGGTCGTTTCCAAAATCAAATCAAAGACAACTATCCCCCATACAACATCCTAAAGCACAGCGAAGACTCTTATGAGATTGAAGTTGCTGTAACAGGATTTGCACCAGAGGAAGTTGCAGTTGAGATCGATCAGAATCAACTGGTAATCAGAGGGCAACGTCTGCGTGAAGTTGACGAACCACAATACCTGCATCGTGGGCTGGCAACACGAGATTTTACTCGTAGTTGGACACTGGCTGAACACATGGAAGTAGGTGAAGGCAAGATCAAGAACGGTGTTCTAACCATCGCTCTTACTCGGGTAGTTCCGGAGTCTCTAAAGCCTCGTCAGTTGAAAATCACAGCTGAGTAAAGTATTGGGGGCTCCAGCCCCCAATTGATAAATCTTTTTAATTAAAATTATGGCAGTAGATACAATTATCGAAAAGAAAACAAGAACTACAGACTCTCTTAAAGAGCCGGGTAAGTTTAAAGTCATTGTATGTAATGATGACGTTACACCAGTGGAGTTTGTAATTTCTATGTTGATTGCAGTGTTCAGGCATACCGAAACTGCCGCACTAGAATTAACATTGACAATTCACAATAAAGGTAGTGCAACTGCTGGAATTTTTAGTTACGAAGTAGCAGAACAAAAATCTCTAGATGCAACCAATCTTGCAAGAACACATGGATGGCCACTGATAATTAAAGTAGAACCCGAATAAGGAACTACTATGAGTTTAAAAGATTTAACTGTTGCTAAACATGCAGAAGCTGAATCTACCCCATTCATGAAGGCAGTGTTTGCCAAGACGCTACCTCAAGATTTATGGATAGATTGGACATATCAGAAATGGTTGTTCTACGGAGCCATCGAAGGCGCCGCCGGCGCTAATCAGTTGTTAGGTGATTTGCCAGACCTACGCAGAACATTTTACCTGTTCATGGATTACAATGAAATGAACACTGATGGTAAGAAACACCAATTCCGTCCTATTGTAGTCGACTACTACAAATACCTAATTTCTATTGCCACAGAGCCTAGTAAGATTATGGCACACCTCTACACCTGGCACATGGGCGATATGTTTGGTGGACAGATGATCAAGAAAATTGTTCCAGGTGCTCACCGTAATCTAGAGTTTGCAGACTCCCGCACACTGATGACCAACATTCGTGCTAAACTAGACGACAGCATGGGCGATGAAGCCAATGTGGCCTTTGATTGGGCAATACGCATGATGAGGGATTATGACAGCAGTTTGGGATAAGATCAGCAAGTTAGCAGTTGATATCGAAGAAAAATTTAAACAGACAGGTGATCCTGAGAAGGATCCTACAGACGACTACGGATGGTATAATGCCATCTACTCAAGCCAGCAATATCGCAGAGCACATGTTGAGATTGTAGATTTTAGAGAAACCTACAACATCTACATTCTACATTGTACAGTATTTCCTCACTTTAATGATCCTAGTCCCATCTACGGATTCGATGCTGTATGTGGACCAAACAAAATCACTGGTGCTTTCCACGACTTTAGCCATGCAGGCGATCCTACTAGTTTTATGTACCTATGGTTTAAGGCACAGGTCAATGGATTAGAGTGGAATAAGCCCAGAGCACTGCCAGACTGGGCAAAACAGATCTTTAGCCCTGCAATGGTTGCTGCTGGGAATGTGCAAGAAATGCACGAAGTGGATCAGTTATGTGATACAGCATTAACTACATTAGATTTTTATCTTAAGAATGTAGGCCTAGATCAGCAAGATTTAGCAGATTATCACATGGCACAGAACCGTTATTGCCACTATCAGAAGCAAAATCCGCATGTAATTAAGAGCATGGTTGCTATGGGTGTACCTGAACCCAAAATGCAACAGTTTGTACAGGAAATTCTATTTCCAGAATTTCACTAAATAGTATATTATGAGATCACGTGAATTTTTATCCGAAGCTAGCATTTTTACCAGAGCAGACAAATACTCGTTTGGACATAAAGTGAGAGTCGGCTCTACTTCTGCTAAAGGCAAGGCTCTAGCAAATACTATTAAAGCAACTGTACCCGACTTTGATCCTAGCGAAGATTTAGAGTGGGTAGAAAAAGCTCCTAAGCGTACCCCAACAGTTCAATTTGGTACAGGTAATATAATACGTTATTTTAAACGACCTAATAATACATATCTAGCTATTTCTGGAAATGATAGTGCTATACAGGGCGGTATGGTTCATGCTCCTGGACAAAAGGGTAGTACTGAAGGAAACGTGGGTGATTTATCGGAGCCTGTATTAAGTGCGGCAGTTGTTGCTAAACTTATTAAACGTGGATCAGATAATGTAGACGATATTACTGCGGAAGATGTTATGAACACATTAAATTCTGCTGTGAACAGCGGAACTAGCTCTTACACAGTAGCAGATAAAAATAGTAAAATTGCAGACATTATTAAATTTACAGTAGCAGTTAGAGAACCTACAAGGGTGTTTATGCAACGTCCTGATTTCTGGCAACAATACGGTACAATGTTACCTTCCGCTGTACATTATGCAAATAGCGGACAAATTGATAGATATGCTGACCACTTTTATAAAAATGGAAAAGTAGATATGGTAACTGTTGCTAGCGATGGTATGAGCGACCAAAAAGGTAAAAAGACTGATATTGAAGCTTTTGCAAATGGTAAACCATTAAAAGCTCTTAAAATTAGTCTAAAAGCAGGCAGTAGTCAATTTGGACAACAAGGTGCAGGATCATTAACCGCTGATGTAGCTAGTACAAAAGGTGTATGGCAGAGTACAGTTAATTTCTTTAGCCCAATTGGTGTAGAAATTCCTCAGCCAAGGCGAGTTGCAGAAAAAGTTACATTCTGGACCAAGGCCTATAAAGATGCAACTCGTCAATTAAAATCGCAACTAGCAGGTGCTGATGCTAGGTCAGAAGCTGGAGTTGTTGCTAAAATTGCTGCAATGGTTTTAAATCATGCGACTAAAGGCGACGATGGTGTTAGACTAGTACAGTTAAGTAAAACTGGCGTAAGTACAGTACATAGTTTTAAAAATTTAACCGATAAGCTATTGACAGATAACATTAATCTTACAGTATCCTATAGAGAAGGTATAAGTAAGAACGGCGAACCTCGTCCTGAGCTAAACATCTATGATGCGAACTCTGGCAAATCTTTAATTAAATTGGGTTATCACGCAACCGGTGACAATAAAAAGATTTGGAATTCGGTTACTATGGAACCGTTATTATCCGAGCTAACTACTATGACTCGACCAGTACCTGTTGCATCACCCGGAATGCCTGCACCTAAACCACCAGTTGCACCAGTTCCAAAAAGCATCCAAAATATGAAAAAGCCTTTGGGTGCTAGCCAGCAACAAATTGGGCAAGAACCCGAGCAAGTACCCCCACAATAATTTCTAAGTACCTGGTGAATAAAGTTATCCCTATTAAACTAGAAAGGGCCAAGTCCCCTAGAACAACTAGAATAGTAGAATGGCGATTGAGCAACATCTGTAATTTTGATTGCAGTTTTTGTCCAAGTATATTCAAAGATGGTAGCAAACGTTTCCTTGACTATGAAGTTTACACATCGACTATCGATAGGTTGATCAAAAATGATCTAACCAAAATAGTTTGGTTTCAATTTACAGGTGGGGAACCTACATTATATCCTAAGTTGATTGAGTTACTAAAATATATAAAAGATCGTGGCGGATATACCAGCATGATTAGCAACGGTTCCAGGACCATACGCTGGTGGAAAGAACTAGCAGACGCCAACGTATTAGATAGATTGTATATATCTCATCATACAGAGCAAGGTGCTAAAGTAGAACATACTATAGAAGTCAATAATTTAATGCAGGCTACTAACACATTAGTAACAGTGTTTGTTACTACACAGGCAGATACTAGTCTATTTAATGCTGCTGTAGATGCACATCGAGAGATTCTTAAAAAATCTGCTTCAATTTCTAGCTTAAAACCTATAACAACTGATGACGGTGCATGTCTGCAACCTTACACAGCAGAACAATTAGAACTAATTCAAAAAAATCTTTATGCCAGGAGCCCATTATACTTTAGAGAATATATAAAGAAACAAAAACATATAGAATCTATACCTTGGTATCAATCTAGTGTAACACTGACATACAGCGATAATTCAATTAAGACTGCTCCTTCACAGGACTTTGTACAACGTTTAGAAACTAAATTCAAAGGATGGGAGTGCGATATTGGCAAAGATCTCCTGATGATAGAAGTTGATGATGTACTTAGATCAATGTGTAAACAAGGCGGCGTAATAGCCAATGTACATGATAACAATTTTGCATGGGCTGCAGACAGTGTGATATGCGAAAAAGCAGAATGTAATTGTAGTCTCGATGTACAAGAACCTAAAAGACTCGTAAATGCGCTACTAGAAATTATTAGATAAGAGTTAAATATATACTTAATTTAAAGTTAAAAACCGATTAAATAATAGTACACTACTGTTATGGAGCGGTTTTTTAATGGATCCAATCACTATTGGTCTAGCATTTACGGCCGCACAATCAGCGGTTGGCTACATCAAACAGGCTATCGCTCTAGGTAAAGATGTCAACAGCCTTGTTGGGCAGTTTAGCAAATTCTTTGACTCTGCGGATGCTATCCATAAAGAACGATCCAAAACCAAGATTAAAGCTCAACAACTTGGTAAAACTGACGCAGAATTAGGAAAAGAAGCACTTCAAATCGCTATGCATAGCGATGCTCTAAGACAATACGAGCGAGATTTGAAAGACATGATCGTGTGGCAGTTGGGCAAGCCTCAAATCTGGGAAGACATGATCAGAGAACGAACACGCCTTGTTAAAGAAAGAGCAGCGGCTGAACGTGAAGAAGCAGAACGTCAACTGGCACGCAAAAAAAAGATGGCGGAAATGGGTATGCTTTGTATGTATTTCCTGTCAGGATCAGCTATTATATTTGCAATTGTCATGGGCGGGATTGGCATCCACGGGTCCATGGAAGAAAAAAGAATCTATGAACAGAAGGTAGCAGAACGTGACGCTGTGGTAAGAAGACACGCCAGAGAACGTGCAGCTAAAGAGCGTGAAGAAAGAGACAAGGCCGTAGCCGGAGGATAATTTATGTACTTTAATATTGTTATAACATTCAGTGACCTACTATTTTTAATAGCGTTAAGTCCGCTGTTTGTATTATATTGGGTAATGCTATATGAAGCTTATTTCAAAAAGTAAATTATTATGTACGAATGGATTTTAGTATTAGCATTGGCCAAAGAACCAGATATTAAAAAATGGCCCGAGTGGGAATGTGTACGATGGGCATGGAGCGGCGATGTTTATAATCGCACAGTCTGGTGCTTAGAATGGCGCAAGAGAGAGAATCGATGGATCTCTCAACCCTCTTTGCTTTGGCTGGCGCCGCAGTCAAGTCTGGCTGTAACTCTATAAAGATATCAAAGTTGCGACCGGTAAAGTCAAAGTGATTATTTAGATAATAAAGTATTGACAAAGTTTAACAGTAGCTTATGGTGAACTCCATAATGATACTGCTCGATAAGCTGCGGATATCCATCATACCAAAATTTTTCACTTTCTGGGTGGCATCCTATTAATCCTAATCTATTCTGAATGATAGCCATGGGATCACCATTTGAATATGTGGCGTAAGTTTCATACTTGCCCTTGCCCACAAAAGTGCAGCCATCGTTAAAGAACATTTTGTCTTCGACTCCTTGCCAAGTTATTGGCATATTTTTAGTATGGGGACGACGAGTGCAGGCTGTAGGTCTTTTGTAGTATTGGACAGCATCAACACCTTCTAACAGTTTAAAGTAATTTTTACCTGCCCAGTAAGCTCCCATACATATACCAAGGTAATAGCCACCGCTGTTTATAAAGTTGGTAATAGATTTACTATTGATCTTCATTAGATAGTCATAGCTATCAGAGTTACCAAAACCTCCGGGAAAGGCCAGCATGTCAACACCGTCAAAGAATCCGTCTTCTAATTCGTGTTTGGTAAAGATTTTGAAATTATAATCGGATCGTAGTGCATTAATAATTCCATTGCCCGATTGTATGCTACACATTGGTTGGTGTATGAATAGGGCAATAGTAGGTTTCATTTGAATAAAGTGTGTTCAGAGTTAATCCACATGATTAACAAAATTAACCATAATACTCTTAATACATTGTCAAAGATTCTTTCATACCAATCTAATAGTATTTTATTTTGAAGTTTCATTTTTTATTGCCGGCTGTTCAATTGCAGGTGGTTCAACATACTTGTCCCAAACTTTTTGTCCTGCGTTCCAACCAAATACTGTAAAGAATCCGATTGCAACATAAGTTAAAATAAATTCCATTAATTTTCCCTTGCATTATTAAGAAGCAGGTATACCTTTTCGTAAGTATCCTCAATTATTTCAAAATGTTCTTCATTGATATTGCTCTCTTCAAGTTTAACTAAATCTTGAGCTAAACTAGTTTGTAAGTTTTTAATAGAGTCTTTCATTAATCTTTCCAGTTTATTATATTTACATATAATGAATTAGAGGATATGTGGGTAGATAATTATTCTTCAAGCCACCAACATGGGCTTTCCTGACGAATTTGACATACAAAATCCGCATCGCGCGGTACACCTGGAGGGCAACTAGGATCGGCTACTGCTGCCATGCCCGGAGCAAACTCGCCCCAGCGGTCTCCTTTAAAGTCTCTATTAACATGGGTATAAGGAGTCCAAAACTCAGCACATATATTTTGATATGTTGAGTAGGGAACTTTTTCTTTATTCCAAGCAATAAATCTTTTTAAACCATCACCTGCAATGATCTGAATATTGTTTTCTGGAAACTTATGGCGTGGGCACCAAAAGGTTGTCCAGCCTTGTTCTAGACTATTGACATACTCCTGAATGCGATCTGTGATTAAGAACGCATCAGATTCAATGTGTATTACTTTTTCAAAGCCGTATTTCTCAGCATACTCTGCTGCAAACATATAACTTCGATACCAGCCAGGATATACACCGTGTCCAGTATATCCTCCGTTCTTTTCAAAGTGATAAATCACCCCGCGGCTGTCTGGACATTCAGCAGGCATTTGATTTTCTCGAATAACTTCAACGCCTTCCCATCCAGGCAGTATAGCACTACCGTCATCAATCAACAATAGTTGATCGTATTCAAGTTTGCTGTTTTCTAAAGCATTGATCCAACGTCCAAACAGGCCGTCCCATCGTGCTTGATCGTTTGAGTAAGAGGTGCAAAATACTAATGTTTTCATAACATTAATTATACACTAAAGACTTGACAAAAGCAAATCAAGGCTGTATCATATTTGTAATGCCGTAGAAAAAATTATTTTAAATACTGCACAAAATACAAGAGGATTTAATGACCAAAAGATTATCATTCAGCCATTCGGGGACATTTGGCGATACAATTTATAGTATGTGCCCAATTAAGATTCTAGGAGGCGGTGATCTATATATCAAACTAAACGGGATGAACGAAGTGTCTTGGAACGCTTTTGGTGCGCCAAATGCAGGACCACATGCAGGCCGCTATACACAGGCAGACATTGACTTTTTATTTCCACTGTTAGAAAAACAAAGCTACATCCATAAACTCAATGTATGGCGTAATGAAACAGTGGACCACGATCTAGCCAATCATTATAAATTTACCACAGGGCCAAAAGGTTGGCAAGGTAATCAAACAGAATGTGCTGCTTTGGTATGCGGTCTGGATCTCGATGAACATCGTAAAGCACTATTAATTGATCCGTGGTTAGACGGAGTTGAACCTGTAAAAGTAGAAGGCAGGCCTATTGTTATCAATAGAACTCCTCGATACTTACAAGGTGGTGATCCTACTGCACCTACATGGCACAAATGGGTAGATGAAGGTCTTGAGGATGTTGCTATCTTCCTGGGCACAGAAGAAGAGTCAGTTGCATTTAATAGACAATTTAATTGTAATGTACCTTACTCACCAGTTCGTAATATGTTAGAGATGGCACAGCTCATACAAGGTGCTGAACAAGTCATGGCTAATCAAAGTATTGTAATGGCACTGGCTATCGGACTTGGAAAAACATTCTGGTCCGAAACTAGAAAAGACTGGGATAATTTCCGTAGCCCCCGAGGATGGGGAGATGTTTGGTTTCCTAGAGTAAATGGAAATTACTTCTAATGGAATATTACGATTTACCGCTAAAGGATGCCAAGGTCATTAAGTTGAAACGCCACGGAGATAGTCGTGGATGGTTTACTGAAGACTTTAGAGAAAGCTGGCTTGAAGAGATCGGTATTACTAATAAGTTTATCTTTGACTACACTAGTTTTAGTGCAAGCTCAAATACCCTAAGAGGGATGCACTCGCAGTCAGCAATTTGCCCTCAAGCTAAACTAGTCAGTGTGTTTAATGGTAGCATTTTAGATGTAATCGTAGATGCTAGAGTAGGAAGTCCTACATACGGAAAGTCTTGTAAAATTAATATTAACAAAGACGATCCGAGTATCGTATATGTACCGCGCGGTTTCTATCATGGCTTCTTAACTTTAGAGCCAAACACATATGTTAACTACAAGTTAGACAACTACTATAATGCCCAAGCTGAGTGCGGAATTGATGCAGAAGATGTTATACTAAACATTCAATGGCCATTCGTGCCAGATCAGTCGCTGATTATAAGCGATCGAGACCTAAGTCATCCTGTATGGAATGACTGTTATAAATTTCAAGGAACACTATGACAAAAATTGCAGTATGCCAATTATGGGATCACAACTACCAAGCATTGGCAGATGTCTCATGGACACAGAATAAAAAACTATATTGTGATCATTGGGGCTATCCGTATCATATTAAAACAGATGGATTCACATACTGTCCTAGCTACGAAAAGATCAAGTTCATGCTAGAGGTAATGACTGAGCATCCAGAATATGATTGGTTGTATTGGGCAGGTGCTGATACGTTGATTACTAACTTCTATATTAAATTAGAAAGTTTTATCGATGAGAAATATCATATTGTCATGGCAAAGGACATTAACGATATAAATGCTGATAGCTTTATGATCAAGAACAGCCCAGAGAGCAGAGAATACTTTGCATATCTATGGACACAAGTTGAAAAGTATCAAACACACATGTGGTGGGAACAACAGGCTATGATTGACAGTATGCCAACATACGGACACCTGTTTAAGTTTGTTCCACAAAAGACTTTCAACAGTTTCTTGTATAGACAGCTATACTGGAACATCTACCATAGTGATATTGACAAGACTGGCAATTGTGGACAGTGGGAGCCAGGAGACTTTTTAATTCACTTTGCAGGCAGTGGCTTGCCCAAGAAAGAACTATGCCAACAGTTCCTTGGATTAGTTAGACATATTACACCATAAGAGAAAACATGAAAGAAATTTTAGATCTAGTAAAAAAATACATCGAAGAAAAAGAAGCAAAGAAGACCTGGGTTGCAGGCAAAGACTTTGTTAACTATGCTGGTGCCTTATACGATTCATCTGAATATATGGCAGGTGTAGAATCACTACTTAAAGGGTGGTTGGCCCTAGGTGAATGTGGTACACGCTTTGAAAGAGAGTTTCCTGCACAGTTTGGAAAGAGTCTAGGAGTATTGACCAACTCCGGTTCTAGTGCTAACTTGTTAATGATGGCATCATTGACCAGTAAGCGTGGACATAACTTTCCCAAAGGTACAAAGGTATTGATGCCCATTGCAGGATTTCCAACAACACTTAATCCTACACTACAGGTCGGCTTTGTTCCTGTATTTGTTGACATTGAAATTGATACACTAAACATTGATCTCGATCACGCAGAACGAATCCTAGCAGAAGATCCAGAGATTAAAGTTATTACATTTGCTCATGTACTTGGTAATCCCCCTAATATGGATCGTGTCATGGAATTGGTTAAGAAGTATAATCTAGTCCTGCTTGAAGATTGCTGTGATGGACTAGGTACTATCTATGACGGCAAGCCACTAGGCAGCTTTGGATTTATGGCATCATGCTCGTTCTATCCAGCACACCATATGACTATGGGTGAAGGTGGCTTTGTAGCAACCAATAGTCCTAGTCAAGAAGTTATTGTACGTAGTTTCCGTGAGTGGGGTCGTGGTTGCTACTGTGTTGGTCCAGAGGCTAACAAACTTAAATGCGGTACTTGCGGAAGTCGCTTTAAAGAATGGATTCCAGAACTTCCCGGTGAGATCTTTGATCACAAGTATGTCTATGATGAAATTGGTTATAATCTAAAACCTATTGAATTGCAGGCTGCTATGGGTCTAGAGCAGATTAAAAAGCTACCACAGATTCATGAGCTACGTCAACGCAACTATGAACTGTTGTTTAAGATCTATGAAAAATACGAGGAGTTCTTCCATATTCCACGTCCATGTGATAAAGCCGATGTAAGTTGGTTTGCATTTCCTTTAACTATTAGAGAAGGTGCTCCATTTACTCGTGCAGACATTGTTGACTATTTAGAAGAAAATCTAATTCAAACTCGTCCGTACTTTGCTGGTAATGTTATGTTGCAACCTGCATATTCACATTTAATGAATCCAGCGGAAGCACGTGATAACTATCCTGTAGCAACCTACACAATGAAGAATACATTTTTCCACGGTTGCAGTCCTGTTATCACTCCGGAACAGATCGCTTACATCGGCGAAAAAGTAGATGGCTTTATGAGTTTATTTTTATGATGAAACACAGTAATTTTGAAGAAGTAAAAACAGTTGCCAAACCTTGGGGACAAGAGAAATGGATCCAGCAAGGCGACATCCTAGGAAACCATAACTATGTTTTAAAAGAGATTGTTCTTAAACAAGGATTTAAAACTAGTTTGCAGGTACACCAATATAAATCCGAAACAAATTATATCTTAGAAGGCGAAGGCATAATTGTTTATAGCGATGCATTTTTTGATTGCGAAAAATACATTTCTGGAAAATATACCACACAAGAAATTGATAATTTTATTGTTGATTTAAAGTTCCAGAAGTACGGGCCAGGCAGCGTTATGACTATTGAACCGGGAACTATCCATAGAATGATTGCCGATACAGATTTGCGTTTTGTAGAAGCAAGTACTTGTCATTTAGATGACGTTATCCGCCTGCAAGATGATGCAAACAGGAGCCATGGGAAGATTGAATCGGAACACAAATAAATGCTAACAGTTTTAATTCTCGCAGCCGGCTTTGGTCGTAGGATGGGACCATTTAGTCGAATGGTCAATAAAGGCCTAATACCTTATGACAACCAGCCCTTGATCAGTCATATCATGGGCAAGTTTGATCTCGATACTAAATTTGTTATTGCTTGCGGGCATATGGGTCAACAGGTCAAAGACTATGTTAGCTCAGTACATACAGACAAACAGGTAGTCTATGTAGACATAGCAAACTATGAAGAAGGATCAACTGGTCCAGCAACTACTATTCAACTTTGTTCAAAGCACATCAATAGTCCGTTTATATGGTTAAGCTGCGATACTGTATTTGATTTTGATTACAAAGACAAATTAGACCATAATTGGATTGCTGTACATCCTGTTGATAGTTCAATAGCAAAAGATTACTGCTGGGTAAAACGTGATGGTGATAAGATTACAGAGATTGTAAACAAGCAACCTAGCAAACAGGCAGTTGACGCATTTATTGGTCTTATGTATTGCAAGGACATGACCTATGTTGAAAACCTTAAAGCGGTAAATGCAACAGAAGCATATCAAGGACTAGGTGATAACTTAGAACTTAGAGCACATACTGTTCGCGAATGGAAAGACTTCGGAACATATGACAAATGGGTTGAATTAAGTGAAGGTCTAAAGGAAGTTAGCTTTCCTAAACCTAATGAATTATTTTACCACGATAACAATAAGATTGTTAAATTTACAACTGACAGCACATTAACAGATCGCAAGGCAAACCGTGCTTTGTTAAATCCGATATGTATGCCTAGCGGCATTAGACGCAGTGGACAATTCCTTGTCTACAACTATGTACGCGGCGATATCATTTATAATCAATTAACTCCTGAAATATTTGATAAACTTATGGACTGGTCGGAGAAAGACCTTTGGAAAAAGAAATGGTTTCCGAATACTAAATCAATCTGCCAAGAGTTTTATTTTAACAAAACACAAGATAGACTTAATCAATTTAGGGTAAAATACAGCAATTGGAGTGAACCAAGGACCGTTAATGGTCGTATGGTAGAAAGCATCGATACATATCTCAAACGTGTAGATTGGGAATCATTACTTAATACATCTGAGTGGTGTTTCATCCACGGTGATTATCAATTTGAAAACATTATCTTCGATCCTGCAAGTGAGTTGTTTACCTGTATTGATTGGCGTACAGATTTTGGCGGAGACAGTTACGGAGACCTACACTACGATCTAGCCAAGATGTTAGGTGGTATCTATCTGAACTATCAAGCAGTTAAAGCTGACAAGTTAGAATATACCGAAGAAAATGATTCTGCTACATTGAATGATTGCAGTATCTCCGATGCCGATCTATATGTTGGAAAATTGCAACAATGGTGTGAGAACAAAGGGCTAGACTTTAACAAGGTAAGATTGCTGGTTGCTATCATTTATCTCAACATGAGCCCATTGCACGATGCACCGTTTGACAAATATCTAATTGCACTTTCTCAATTGCATTTCTCAGAGGTTTTTAAATGAATGTCCAAGAGGCAATTGATAATAGAACAAAAGAAAATCTCTACGTAAGTTTGGCAGCAAAGCCGGGTACAACTGGTACTAAATTTTATACAGAATTCTTCAACTATTATAATGTCAATGCTGAATATGTAGCGTGTACCTGCATTGACCTAGCTGGAGATATGGAATTAGTGCGTGAACACTGTGCAGGTGCCAGCATTACAATGCCTTACAAACGTGAGGTTGGTAATTATATTGACTGGATTAGATCTCCCACTAATTCTGTCAATACCGTATTAAACAAAGACAAAATATTAACAGGATTTAATTGCGATTACCTTGGACTAATTAAAGTGATACAGGATCACATCAAAGGCAAGAAGATTGTGTTGTTAGGCAATGGTGCAATGGCTGATAATGTATTAGCATTAACAGATAATGTCTTACAGGTCAGTAGGGCTAATTGGGACCAACGCAACACACCTTGTGATGTTTTAATTAACACGACTAGTATAGGTTTGGGCACAGATGAAAGTCCAGTTGATGATATACAGGCTGATCTAGTAGTTGATTGTGTAATAGGCAATACCAAATTAATTAACATAGCTCAACAAAAAGGGTTAAATGTAATTACAGGTGCTGATATCTATGCTGCACAATTTATGTATCAATTTAATCTGTATACAGGAATGTATCCTAGTACAGATATGATCAAACAAGTTAAGGAAAAAGTTTTTGTTTAAATTAGGCGTAGGGCCAATGAGCCCATTAATTAATGATATACAAGCTAGATATGCTAGAGATAAACAGCGACCTTTAATGTTCATTGCTAGCCGCAATCAAATTGATTCTAATAGTGGCTATGTAATGACAACAACAGAGTTAGGTCGGCAAATTAATCCTTTGCGAAGTGAATATCTTATGTTATGTAGAGATCACTGCGGTCCATATTTCTTAGATGCTGAAAAGAGTTTAAGTTTGTCTCAAGCAGTCGAAGCAACTAAAAAGACAATTGCCGGCGACATAGAAAATGGATTTGATCTTATACACATAGATACTAGCCGTTGTGAAGATTCATATCACGTTGCAGATGAATTGTTTAATTTTTGTCTTAAACTTAACCCTGATATTAAGTTTGAGTTTGGAACTGAAGAAAATGTAGGTGTAGCTGCCGGCATTAACAAATATAAAGATGATGTAAAATTTGCCAGCCAGTTCCCTAACATGGAATTCGTTGTAGCACAAACTGGTAGTTTAACTATGGAAGACCGTCAAGTAGGTAGTTTTGATGTTCCTATGGTCAAGCAACTTGTAGGGTATGCAAACAATGCAGTAGTTAAACTCAAAGAACACAATGCCGATTACCTAACTGCTGAACAAATACAATTGAGAAAATCTGCAGGAGTTCATGCTTGTAATATTGCACCTCAGTTGGGCGTAATTCAGACCAAGAAGATTTTGGAATTGGCAGACCTTTACCAAATAGATAGCAATAATTTTAAAAATAAAGTTATAGCTAGTGGTAAATGGAAGAAGTGGATAATCGACGGTGATGACACGGTCAAGGTTGCAGTTGCGGGACATTATAATTTTACCACAGATGATTACAAAAAATTAGTGGGCGCAATTAACCTGCATTGCAATACTGACAAAGAAGTAGAAGTTGCTATTACACAGTGTTTGGACCTCTACTATGATAATTTGTATTGACAATTAAAGCCCTATTAAATACTATACTATGAAAATATTTTTAACTGGAACACAGGGTTTTATTGGTCGCAATCTAGTAGAATATTACAAAGATCATGACATTGTAGAGTACGAGCGTGATGCTGACATGCGTAGCGACTTGCTATTTGCCAACCCAGATTTGATTATTCATTGTGCTGCTGAAATATACAATCCAGAGGACATGTGGAAATCAAACGTACATCTACTTTACACTATTCTCGAATATGTAAAGTCTCATCCTACAACAAAATTGATACACATCGGATCTAGTTCTGAGTATGGACCTGTGCCAAGAGCGGCCGCCGAAACAGATAGAATCAATCCAGTTGATATGTATCAGGCCACTAAGGGTGCCGGTACGTTGTTATGTCAGGGTTATGCTAGACAATATAAACTTGACATCACCGTGGCAAGAGCGTATAGTGTATATGGAAGATACGAAAAATCTCATAGACTCTTTCCAAGACTCTGGAGAGCATTTCAAATTAATCAACCAATGAAGTTATTTCACGGATATCACGATTTTATATACATAGATGATTTCATTAGGGGAATTGATTATATTGTAAATGCCAAGGATAAACCGTTAGGTGATATCGTAAATCTTGGTTCAGGTATACAATATAGCAATCAAGAAGTGTTGGAATTATTTGAAAAAGTTTCCGGAAAGAAGGGCCCAGTTGAAGTTGTTCCTTCAATGGCTAAAGAATTTGAAAGTGAAGTATGGTTGTGTAATACAACCTACGCTAAAGAACAATATGGTTTTGGAACAACTTATACCTTAGAACAAGGTATAGAGGATTTCTTAAAGACCGCAGATTATAAACAGGAATGATATGACATTACAAAGACAATTGCTAACAAGCAAGAACACAGTTATCGACATCGTAAGTGAAGATGCACAAGCCGAAGGCCATTTTAACAATCAGGCAAACTTTGCCGATATTGTATTAAATCAAATTAACACAGATAGATTCTATGATGCTATCTTCGAAGGCGAAGACGAGCTTACCATTTTAGATATAGGTGGCAATATTGGGTTGTTTAGTTTGTATGCTCAAGATAGAGCAAAGGCAATTTATCCAATTGAGCCTACACCTGGGCACTTTCACATCTTAAAAGACCTTACTAAAGATTATCCCAATATTCATCCCGTTAATGTTGCGGCACACAATGAAGATACTACTATTGATTTTTACATCAGTGAAGAAAATTCTACAATGAATAGTAGCGTTAACAAATATGGTATTAAAGTAGAAGTTCAAGCACGTACACTGGCAAGTTTGATCAAAGAACTTGATTTAGAACATATAGATTTTGTCAAGTGTGATATTGAAGGCAGTGAAATGGTGGCACTAACTGATGAAACTATCAGTGCAGTTAAGGACATTGTAGATGCATGGTTTGTTGAAGTTCATGCAACTGATACAGAAGAATTAAAAGGTATTGATAGCCTACGCCATAACAGAGGACAGTTAATTGATATCTTTGAAAGACAAGGATACATTGCTCAAATCTTAAGAGAAGATTCATTGTACATTTACAAAGATGAATAAATTAGTCAAACGTATTCTTGATATTAGCTATCAAGAAAGGCTGAGCCATCTAAGCTCATGCCTTTCTGCACTGCCTATTGTAGAAGAAATATACGCAAAGAAAAAAGAAGATGAGGTGTTTATTCTAAGTAATGGACACGCTGGTCTTGCACTATATGTAGTACTTGAAGAAAAGTACGGCATTGATCCTGTGATGCTATTACATAAACACGGCATTCATCCCGGCAAAGATCTAGAAAACAAACTATACTGTAGCACAGGTAGTTTAGGTAGTGGTCTACCTATTGCTGTCGGACACGCCCTAGCAGATAGAACAAAGAATGTTTACTGTATGATTAGTGATGGTGAATGTGCAGAGGGTAGTATTTGGGAAAGCCTACGCTTTATACATACTGCTAAACTAGACAACTTATATGTCTATGCCAATATCAACGGAATGAGTGCTTACGAGTACTTAGATGTTGAGTATCTATCAACTAGATTACAATCATTCTTACCTAGGGTTAATTTGAGAATTTCTGATCCTACTGAATTTAGCTTTGCTAAAGGATTGTTAACACACTACTATGTCATGAAGGGCAGGGACTATACACCATGAGAAAAGAATGTATGAATCTGCTATTGGCAGAGATGGTAGAGAACCAAGACATTATTGTACTAACTGCTGACTTAGGTTTTGGGTTGTTGGATCAAATACAAAATTCGTTTCCGGAACGTTTTCATAATGTAGGAGCAGCAGAGCAACTTATGATTGGTGCAGGTATTGGACTTGCAGAGTCAGGTAAGATTCCTGTATGCTATAGTATGAGCTCGTTTGTATTATATCGCCCGTTTGAATTTTTGCGAAACTATGTCAATGCAGAATGTGTACCAGTTAAACTAATTGGCAGTGGCCGAGATAAAGATTATAGCCACGATGGATTAAGTCATTGGGCGCATGATGATGAGCAAGTATTAGCAGCCTTGCCCAATATTAAAATTTACAAACCAAAAAGTATCGAAGAGCTAGAACATATCTGGCCAGACTTTATCAATAGTCCAGAACCTGCTTACTTAAACTTAACAAGAAAGATTTAAATGTACGCCGTTATATCAATGCATACTCCAGACTATCAGCCGCTAGCTGATTATACCTGGACACAAAACAAATTAGAATATGCCCAACGTCATGGGTATGATGCATATTGCAAAACTGATGACTTCAGATTGCCCAAGCATCAAGTAGGCGGAGAAAAACTGCGCCTATTCCGCGAATACATCGATGCACATCCTAATGTAGAATGGTTATGGTGGTTAGAGTCAGATACTCTAATCACTAACTACAATACAAAGATTGAAGACCTTATCGACAACAATTACCATTTTATTATCGGAACTGATGGCAATGGAATGAACGCTGGTAGTTTCTTTTTGCGAAATAGTCCCGAAGGTAACGCATACTTAAACTGGTTAACAGCAATGTGGCCAAAGTATGAAAATCATCACTTCTATGAGCAGCAGGCAATGATTGATAGTTATGAAATGCCCGAATGGAAGCCTATCATCAAAGTTGAACCGCAATACAAGTTCAATGCACACGACTGCTGGCCTAATCAATGGCAACCAGGATTTGGTCTAGATAAACTAGGTGAACGTGCGTGGTGGGAGCCAGGCGATACTGTTGTACACTGGCCTGGTTCAAGTTTAGAAACACGACTAGGAAGACAGATTCCTTACTATATGCCTAAGGTGGTTAAATGAGAAAAGTATATGATTGTTTTACGTTCTTCAACGAATTAGATTTGTTAGAACTAAGATTAACCGAATGTTATGATTATGTAGATTACTTTGTTATTGCAGAAGCTAACGTAACATTTGCTGGAAATCCTAAGAGATTTAACTTAGAAGATAATTGGGATAGATATAAAGCATTCCACGATAAGATTATATATATTAAAGTAGAGGACATGCCGGATGGTCCAAGTGCCTGGGAAAGAGAATACTGGCAAAGGAATGCACTTGCTAGAGGCCTGACCAATGCCGATGACAACGATGTTGTTGCTTTAACTGACTGTGATGAGATACTTCGTCCTAGGACATTAAGCATTTTACGAAACGATACAATACATCGTAAATGGATTTGCAGACATCCTATGTTTTATTTTAAGGCCAACTACCTTATGACACAGCCTAGATCGTATCATGTTAATCCAATGGCTATCTTGAAGAAAGATTTAAACACATTCCAACTTCTTCGGCATAATATGTTTACCTGGGCATATCATCAATCAGATGACTATAACACAGAAGATGTTATGACAATACAACATTCAGGCTGGCATTTTACCTACTTCGGTGATACTGCACATGCTGCTACTAAACTTCTTAACTTTGCACATACCGAATCCCAACATTGGGCAAGTAAGATCGATGTTAATGAAATTATGAACCGCAAAGGCGGCATTGATCCTAATAGCCCAGAGCGATTCGAATATATTCAAATTGATGAATACTTTCCAGAAACACTTAGGAAGAATCCAGAACGTTGGAAGGATTACATAATTTCTGATGCAACTGTTAGCATTAAAAACTATGTACCCGCTTTAAATTTAGATGAAATTTACAAATGAAGATACTGGTTACAGGAGCTAGAGGATTTGTTGGTAGTTTTATCAGCAAACACCTAACAAAAAAACACACAGTCTTAACTCCAACAAGGGAGGAGTTAGATTTGTTAAATTTGGAACAAGTCGAAACTTGGTTTAAAAATAACAAAGTTGATGTAGTTGTTCATTGTGCGCTCAGTGGTCGAGAAGTGTTGTCTAGTACAGATCCTATATATTTGTCAGACGGATTGTTGATGTTCCGAAATCTTTGGTTGCAAAAACATCATTACTCTAGATTTGTTAATTTAGGAACAGCTTACGAATTTGATCTAACACAGGACAATAATAATGTTTTGGAATATGATTTTGTTCAGCATCTTCCTAAAACAAGTTATGGGTACGCTAAAAACTTAGTAGCTAGGATCATACGAGATACACCTAACTTTTTTAGTTTAAAATTGTTTGGTGTGTTCCACGAAACTGAAAAGTCTAATAGATTTTTTCAAAGAGTTAAACTACAGGATGAAGTAGTTATTAATAACGACATCTATCTAGATTACATATACCTGCCGGACATCTTCCCAATGCTTGATCGCATGGTGGAAGGCCGTAGCCAACATTCTGATGTCAACATGGTATACCCCCATAAATATCGACTAAGCGACATGGCAAAAGTTTTATGTAATCATTTAGGATTGTCTGTGTCAAAAATTAAAATTACAAATCCAACAGGTAATAATTTAACTGGCAATAGTGTTGCACTCGACAGTTATAATTTTAATCTGATAGGATTAGAACAAGGTTTAAGGAATTATAAATGAAAGTTGTTTACGTAACAGGATGTTTAGGATTTATTGGATCCGAAGTTACAAGACAGTGTCTAGCAAAAGGCTGGCGTGTTATTGGTGTTGACAAAGAAACTTATGCTGCCAATTTGCAGTTCTTACCAGAGTTTCAAGCTAACCCTAGATTTAAATATATTAAGAGCGATATCAGAGACATTACATATCTATTAGATTGCGACTATGTTATCAATACAGCAGCCGAAAGTCATGTTGATAACAGCATCGTAGGAAGCGAAGTATTCTTAGATAGCAATATCAACGGTGTTCACACCCTGTTGCAGAACTTACAAAAGAACAAGTTTAAGGTTCCAACATTCCTACACTTCTCAACTGACGAAGTCTATGGAGATATTGTAGAAGGTAGTCATACTGAAACAGATATATTAAAACCTAGCAATCCATACAGTGCTACCAAAGCTGCGGCAGACATGCTGATTAGTGCGTGGGCACGTACACACAATATCCCCTGGGTCATTGTTCGACCTACTAACAACTACGGTATCGGACAATATGTTGAAAAACTAATTCCTAAAGCAGTTAAGTATCTAAGCATCGATCGAAAGATACCCTTACACGAAAACGGAACTCCTAGACGTACATGGTTGCATGTCAGTGATACTGCTCGAGCAATCATTCACATTGTTGAAAGCGGTGTTACTGGAGAAATCTTTAACATCAGCGGAAATAGCGAAGATAGCAATATCAATATCGCTAAGAAAATTATCAAGTTAGTTTCTGGTTCTGATGACTATGAAAATTATGTAGATTTTAGTTGGGGTCGCAAAGGACAGGACGTTCGATATTCTATTGATGATAGTAAACTAAGAGCATTGGGTTGGAAGGCAGAAGCAGACTTCGATACAGAGCTTGCTAGAATTGTTGAGTATTACAAAAATAACTTTGTTTGGTGATTGTATGAATGGAATTTCTTTTTGTATTATTACTAGCGGAGACGACGATACTAACATTAAAAAATCAATTGCAAGTATTGTAGCATTGAACATCCCTAATTATGAAGTAGTTTTTGTAGGTGGGGACAAAACAACTATAGAAACATCGGATAGAATTCGATGGGTTCCATTTGATGAATCAGAAAAGGCACATATCATTGTTGCAGGCCTTCCGGGAAAGTGGATTACTCGTAAAAAGAATGTAGCTGTACAAAATGCCAAATATGATATCTGTGTTGTTATACATGACTATCTAGCATTTGATCCAGACTGGTGGGAAGAGTTTCAAAAGTTTGGAACACATTGGGATATTTGCGTACATCAAAATATCTACTTCAATGGACAAAGAGGAGATGGATGGATTGTAGATCGTCATCCACTATTACCTAGAGGCATTAAGGTGCCGTGGGATATGATTGACCTAATACAGTATATGGGCATTTCTGGAAACTATTTCTGCATTAAGCGAGAAAGATTTTTAGAAGAGCCAATGAATGAAAATCTGCTATGGGGTCAAGGTGAAGAAATGGAATGGAGTCGTAGAGTAGTTCCTAAGTTTCACATCCGGTCTAATCCTAAATGTGTCTATCGATATGTAAAAGATAGACCAACTGACATAGGTGCATATGCATCTGCCGGGCAAACTGCGGCATATGAAAAAGTATTTGCTGCCTTGCGGGAGTGCCGGATGGAGAACTTTGTTATGTTCTACGAACCTGGCTTTAACAACAACGAACGAAAAATTTTATTATGAGAAAAATTTACGATTGCTTTATGTTCTACAACGAACTTGATGTGTTAGAAGTTCGATTGAAAGAATTATATGATCATGTAGATCACATTGTCATGACCGAAGCAAACACAACATTCTCTGGACAATCTAAAGAATATATATTCTTAGATAATCAAGAAAGGTTTAAACCGTTCTTAGATAAAATTATTCATATAAAAGTAGAAGACATGCCGGGGGTACCAGAAAATGATATGAGCCCAATGGCATGTATGTATAATGAAGGGCATCAGCGAAACGTTCTAACTAGAGGATTGGGCAATGCCAACGACAACGATATCATATTGATATGTGATATGGATGAAATTGTTAGAGGCACAGTTGTTGATAAACTACGTGTAGATACACAACATACATTGTGGGGTTTTAATATGCCTTACTTTTATTACAAATTTAATTATATGCAGGTTGATCCGTTGGTATATCAAGTCAATCCTTCTGCTGCTACATGGGGTAGGGCCAAGACTTATCCATCATTTAGTAATATTAGAACGCATGGTATGATTTGGGGCAACCATCCTATATACTTCGATGATGGAGTTAACATGAAAGTACAACATTCTGGGTGGCATTTTACCTATCAAGGTGGTACTGACTTTGCAACCAACAAGTTATTAACAACAGGGCATAACGATTATCGAGGACTGGCAAATAAAGTTAATGTTGACGAATTGATTGCTCAAGGCAGAAGTGCTCCGCAATTGGATTTTCACAAAGGAGAAGCAGTAAAATTAGACGACTACTTTCCAAAATGTATTGTTGAAGATAGAGAAAGATGGAAAGATTATATTCTGCCTGATGGTGTGCAGTCAGTGTCAGAAAAAATGCAGGTATTTGTACCAACATAAATATTTTAATATAAAGGGTTATTATGTACTTAGAAACTGAAGGCGACCACTACCACGTGTTAGCAGACGCGGCTACGGCCATCAAAGGTGTTCCAGGAGCAGTATGCGAAATTGGAACAAGAAAAGGAGGAAGCCTGGGTGTTATTGTTAATGCACTCGAAGCATCCGGAGATCACGGAAGAAATGTTATCTGTGTTGACCCATGGGGAAACATTGATTATATACACTTGAATGATCAAGTAGAAACTGGTAAAGGCTACAGCAATGAAATGCGTAATGAAGCTATACCAAATATTTTTAACTTTATTAAAACCAAACCAGTTAACCTGCAGGTATTCTGTTTAGAAGATACAGAATTTTTCAAACGATTTGCAGATGGTGTTCCTTTTTATAATAGAGCAAAAGTAATAGAAACACAATATGCACTTGTATATTTTGACGGACCACACGGCGATGCACAAGTAATGGCCGAAATGGATTTCTTCTTACCACGTTCAGTTCCTGGCACACACTTTGTATTCGACGATACCAGTTGGTACAATCACAAGATTGTTCACGAACGTATGCTAGCAGAAGATTGGGATTTTATTATCGATTCTGGATTTAAGGCCAGCTATCGCAAACCATGAAACCAAATCTTTTAATTATTCCAGCAGGTGCTAACGCACTATTCCAATCTTGGGGAGATTATTCTAACTGCAATTTTGATCTAGCAATCGTCAATTGGAGTGGTGCAAATCTAGCCAACACAGAAAACGCTGCTTATGTTGAAAACATTCCCGGACAGAAATGGAAAATTGTTTCTGCATTTAGGGACAAGCATGACATCACTCAATACGAGTATGTGTGGGTGTTAGATGACGATTGTTTAACAACTCTGGAAGCAATCGAAGCAACATTTAATCTTTGTAAAGAATACAACCTAGACCTAGCACAGCCTGCATTAACAGCAGATAGTTCTCGTACACATCCTCCTACATTCTTAATTCCCGGAGCAAAACTACATTATACAAACACTGTAGAAATTATGGGTCCTATTTTTAGTCGAGCAGCTTGGCCAGAATGTTCTGCACACTTTGGGCTTATGCCTGCAGGTGTCGGATACGGTCTAGAGGGCTATTGGTCTGATATTTTACAAAGTACATCTAGTACAACCAAGTTCGGTGGACGAGTAGCAGTTATTGATATCTATCCAGTAAAGCATACTAAAACTGTAACTAGCCCACATGAATATGCCAGGATGGGAATAGATCCAGGTGATGACGGACGATACTTTCAAAGTCTAGGATTTGGTTGGTCATTTAATACTATCGAAGTAGTAATGTGATTGCAATAACTGGTTATACTAGGGGATTAGGACAAGCGTTCTATAATTATTTTCAACCTCATACTGTTATTAGTTTTTCAAAAAGCAACGGTATAACATTTGGAAAAATTGCATGAATTGTAATATAATAGACACCATTAGCATTGACCCAATACTTATTGAATTTAATAAAATTGATAAGGATATTGTATGGACTAATTATTTACAAGGGAAACAGACTGGCTTACAATATAAACTAAATGAGGATCCTTGGAAAAGTGTAGTTGGAAAAAGTCAAGGCAATGAATTTCAATATTCTATTATAAATCCATTCTTTAAAGATACTATTTTTGAAACATTGATCAAAAAATATAATTTAAATAGAACACGCTTAATGTGGGTTAATCCAAAATCGTGTTATAGTCTGCATGTTGACAAAACACCTAGAATACATATTCCGTTAATTACAAATCCAGAATGCTATTTTCTTTTCAATCCGGGCGGTATTGTTCATTTACCAATTAACTCAGTATGGTGGGTAGATACCACAACACAACACACATTTTTAAATTGTTCTGATCAACCTAGATTACATTTAGTAGGGGTAGTTAAAAAATAATATGACTAATATAATCAAAATTGGTAAATTAATTAATATTTTAGAATTTGACAAATATATTAAAGAGATAGACCAATTACCCGAAATAATACACGAGTATGGAAAGAAATTTGATATACCAGATAGTCCATGTTTAATGACTTATGGAAATAATACTGGTGGAACTATTAGTTTTACTAGACATACTCACAAACATCCTATCTTAATAGAATTAACAAAAGAGATAGTAAAAATTTTAAGATCTCTTTTACACGACGATATTCCTGTATATAAGGAAAGAGTACATATTATAAAAACAAAAGGCAATGTTGTTGCTCATAGAGACGAAGCAGGAAGAAACACATGTATTAATATAGGGTTAATGAATACTTCATTAGCAATGACAAATACCAATTATACTCAAGATCAAAATTACGACTCGTACATTTTAAATGACGGTGAGGGATACATTCTTAATACACACGAATACCATTCAGTTACAAGTATAGAGAACAAACCTAGATATTTAATCACTTATGGGTTTGCCGAACAGTTTGATTACATAAAATCAAAAGTTAATCAACTTCTATAAAATCTAACCCACCCAATTATAAAAATAAATATCATCATGTTATTACATGAGATACATGATCTATCAAATAGTCACGTTAATGAATTATTGATATCAGGGTTATCAAAAATTAAAGAATCTAAATTTATGAAAAATTATCACCCCGAATACAAAGACATTCCGGGTAATATTTTTCATATCTTAGAAAATGGCAGATATAAACAGGGCAAAGGCAAATATTACGTACTTGAAAATAATGGAGAATATATTTGCAGTGCCGGATGGAACGAATACGAACCAGACATTGCTTTGATATTAACTAGGATGTATATTGCGCCCAAACATAGAGTCAATTATTACGTTGCTACAAATATTTTACCAAAAATACTCGAAGAGGTAACTGATTATAAACATGTATGGGCCACAGTTAATGCTTATAATAAAGCATTGTATGAATGGTTTGTAAGAGACAAGTTAGGTAAAAGAACAGCATTATTCAATAATTGGCCAGAAATCTATAAGAGGTTTACACCTGTGGGAATGAAAACTGTATATTATACAGATCAATATGTTGTAGAATACACACCAGTTAATATATTATGACATTTATTGCAGGAGAGCTGAATATGCAAGTTCCAGAAATATCATTTGAGGATTTTGAGGAATTTATTAAATCTTCAAAAACTTTACATGAAAGTATTCCAGGTCATAATAATGAAGAGTTTGTTTATAAACAAAGAAATTTAAGAGTATATCCCTGGGAGAGGAGAATTCTCGAGTTTCAAGGAAAGGAATTTCATAGTTACTCATCTAATACTTTGTTTAAACCGTTAATGTCATTAATAAATTCATTACCTATCATACCTGAATCTAGAGGCATATTATTAATATCTCAATGTAAACAAGAAAATTATGATTTTAATTTTCATTTTGATAAAGATCCAAATTATGGATTTAGAATAACATTTGGACTGGACACAAAAAAACCATTTGTAGAATTTGGTAAAATGAAGAATGATTTTAAAAATGCTAGGCAACATTTAAAAATGATTGAACCCAATATGGTGGAAGATAAAATATATTCGCTAATTCCCACTAGGTCCAACACTGTTTTTTGTTTCAGTAGCACATACTATCCGCACAGGGTTCCTTTAATTAATGCAGACAATAGAGTCGTATTAATTATTGCTGGAACATTGACTATGTCAATTGACAAACTTGATTTTATTCAAACATTAGAAGACTTATGAATTTTACTTATAAAAATCACTTAACATATCATATAGGAGATTGTCTATATGGCTATAGGAATAATTCCTACGAACAATTTACAGTTAATGTAGGAGTAGTCGATCAAGATAATTATAATTCTAGCAGTTATCAACAAGAGTTAAAAAGAACAGCAAATTTAATCTATAAAGATTATGGTAAAGACTTTGCATTATTTCTCAGTGGTGGGACTGATAGCGAAATAGTTGCCCGTAATTTTTTAGATATAGGAATCAAACCTCCCTGCTACACAATTAAATTTAAAGATGACTATAATGCAGATGATGTTAATGAAGCAATTGATTTAGCTAAAGAATTAGATTTACCTTTGCACATTATCGACTTTGATGTTAAAGAATTTATGTACAGTGGAGAAGCTAGTGAATTTGGTAAACAATTACAGTGTACACAAATTACATATCTAATGGTATATCATTGTATTAAAAAAATAGAGTTGCCTGCCATAATGGGAGGAGAGGCTATGTTAAAAAAAAATATAGGAACTGATCCTAGCACATGGTATTATTGTTTTAGAGAAAATGAAGATGCTAGTGCTATGAGGTTTAGCAATTTATACAACATTCCATTAGTTAATGAATATTTTAGCTACACCCCCGAACTGTTATTATATTTTTTAGAAGATCCGGATATAATATCCTTAGTTTCAAATAGATATAATTATAAACTTTCATCAGTTAGTAGCAAGAATAATATTCTAAAAAAGTTATTGCCGGAAATACGATTACGAAAAAAGACGCACGGGTTTGAAAAATTATTAGGATTTAATTTTGAATCATATAGGCAATTAACTAGCGAACAAATTATTAGATTAGAATCTAATCTAGACGGAATAGAGTATCACAGCATCATTGAAATGCTTAAAGGTAAAAAATGAAAATAGTTAAATTAACTAAAGAGCATACTGAAAATATTAAACATCTATTTAAACTACCTAAATTTATGGGAGTTGATCATTCTAAAAATTATTTTGTCGACTCTGGGGAAGATTTTTCAGATTTTTATCACAACTCTTTTGTATCCACATATATGTCGGGATTAAAAAATTATCATGCATATGGTGCGGAAGAAGATACTGGGCAAATAAATTCTCTCATTGGTTTCTACGAATCGCAAGACGATGCAAGCTGGTATTGGAATCATGTAAGAACTACTGGGGATACACCTGCTGAAATTAAACTTATTTTAGATCAGGTAATGTTTCATAATGAAGAACAAGGTCGATATAAATTTTATAGTATGTTCTCATTAAAATATCAACACGTTTATAGGAGACTTGCGTTTAGTAAAACTAATAGTGAACGGTATGATTACTTTGATGAATTTTATGTAGGTGAGAAGCACCAGTGTTTATTTTCGTTGCCTTGGCAAATTTTGTATAACAGAACACTTGTTCCTATTGACACTGTTGTAAGATGTACTTTTTTAAAGCAAAAATATAGAACTTCGTTATATAACGCAGGCCGCTTATAAACCGATAAATAAAATTATGTTTAAAAATATATCAAAATACTCTTGGTTTAGTTTTTTGCCATTTACGTTGTTTGGTATCTTAACCATTGTACTTTATATTGTTGGCACAATTCCTGCATACTATCTTATTTTTACAACAATTGGTTGGATACTTATTGCAGGGTTAGGGGTTGCAGTAGGGTATCATAGAATATTTTCTCACAATACTCATCCCGATTTATCAACATGGAAAGAAAATATTATTCTTTTTTTTGGTACCCTTAGTGGACAAGGATCGAGTATAACATGGAGTGCAATACATAGGGGATACCATCATAAATTTTCCGATACAGAAAAGGATCTACATAGTCCTAAATTCGGTATATATCATGCTATGTTTGGATGGGCTACTAAAATTACTGAAAACAATCCTAGCGTTAATTTAAAATACGCTGGACCTATTTTGCGTAAAAAGAATCATTTATGGTTTCACGAACACCAAATGAAAATTTTATGGTCCGTTCCGTTGTTAATAGCATTAGTTGATTGGAAATTAAGTTTGGCAATATGTTGCCTCCCTACAAGTATAAGTCTACTACAGGATAATCTAGTAAATGTATTTGGTCATTTAAAAGGCGGCATTGGATATCGAAATTTTGAGACAACTGACAACTCTCAAAACAATATTGTATTAGGATTACTAGGATGGGGGCAGGGATGGCATAACAATCATCACCATGATCCTAAGTCGTTTGACTTTGGTACTGGTATTAGTGGTAAATGGTGGGAATTTGATCCTTGCAGGGTATTTTTGCCTCTATTACGTAACAAAAACGGGAATTAAAAATGAATAAGTTAGGTTATATTGAAGTATCTACACATCCCTTATCAGGTAAGTTAAGGAAACACAATGATGATATATTAGCCGAATTTGTTAATAATTTTGGATTTCACCTGTCAACTAAACCCAATAATATCATGGGACGTCAAATTGACCAAAGAGAATCAAACAATAAACAACTGTATAAAGGCAAGATACAATCTAAATTTACACGTATAGTTGCAGAATCATGTTCTTTAATAGAATGTGAAGCAGTATGGGGTCTTACTGAAGAATCTAAACAAAGAGGAGATGCTGTATTAGCCGCTGCTCAACAATCAACTCCTGTACTTGAAAATATCTTAAAACCATACCATCCATATGTTGGATGCGTTGGTTTTAATTTAATGCACCCAGGTTCCAAATTATCAATGCATTACGGAATGATATCAAAATATATAAGATTCCATTTAGGGCTTGTTTGTGACCCCGAAGCAAAATTTATGATTGAAAATTATGCCGACAGAGCATGGGAAAAAGGTAAGGTGTGGGCCTTTGACGATGGAGATGCATATCATGGTACAATACATAACGGATCGACACCTCGGTTGATATTAATAGTAGATATAGATAGGGCAGCGTTTACTAACATAACAGAAGAAGTAACATGGTATTAAAATGGAGAATTAATTTGTTTAAAAATATTTCAAAATATTCTTGGTTTAGTTTTATACCTTTTATCTTATCCATTCCTGTAATAGTGTACCTCTATATTGCCGGAGTCATTCCGGCATATTATTTAATGTTTACAATTGTTGGTTGGATATTGATCTGTGGATTAGGTATTGCAACAGGATATCATAGAATATTTTGTCACAAAACACATATTCTTCCAACCTGGAAAGAAAACATTATATTATTTTGTGCAGCATTAGGAGGCCAGGGATCTTCAATAACATGGACTGCATTACACAGGACACATCATAGATATAGCGACACAGCTAGCGATCTTCATAGTCCGGTTGCACACAGCCCCTGGCATGCATTTTTTGGTTGGACATTAGAAGTCACTGAACAATCAAACAAAGTAAATTTTAAATTAGCAGTGGATTTATTACGTAAACCTAATCATGTTTGGTTTCATAAGCATCAATTAAAAATTCAATGGTTGGTTCCTATAGTAGTTGCATTAATCGATTGGAAATTGGCATTTGCGTTACTGGTATTACCCACCGGCATTTCAATATTACAAGATAATCTAGTCAATGTAGTTGCTCATAGAAAATGTTTAATAGGTTATAGAATTTTTGAAACAAATGAAAATAGCCATAACAATATTGTACTAGGTCTATTAGGATGGGGACAGGGTTGGCATCATGGTCATCATTATAAACCACAAGCATGGAATCCAGGTTCTCCCATTAGCGGTAACTGGTGGGAGTTTGATATGTGTACAATATTTTTGCCATTCTTAGGAAAGCCACGTTCGGAGGACAAATGATTCGACAGCTTATATCATCCGATATATCAATTTATATAGAGCATTCAATTAGAGTATATGAGACCAAAGGCTTAATGTCAATCGATGACGACGATTGGGTAAAAAATGCTAAAGATAAAGTTTTGAATATTAAATATATTGAAGAACTATTCAACAATAACTATATAATATTTTGGGGATTTTTTGATCAATCTGGTCAACTAGTAAAATCTATTCGATCTGATCTTAATTTATTTTTACCAAAAGTAACATTTGTGAATTATAAAAGCGAATTAATTAAACCGTTTAATCCAATTAAAGATCTACTGCCCATACTCAATGAAAGCATGTCTTATTATGAAAAGTTGGGAATATATACATTTCATTTAGTTAGAAGGACTGGATTTTTTGAATTTAGAAAAAATAAATTTTTTGAAGACTATGCACCATTAAACAGATATAATTGTTATTTTGATGAAGTAATACCACCTAATACCCCATCTAACTACTCCGGTTATAATAGAATGATGGGAGGTAATATATATCCAGTTGAGACTGGAATTGTATGTATGTCATTAAAACAAGAATTAAGATATTACGGAGACAAACGTATTATACCCGATACACGAGAAATGTATGAAAGTGTGAATAAGCCAGGGGTATGTATTATAGGGCATAATCCAAATGCAAAAAAAATTAGCAATAGCCTTATTAACAATTTACAAAACAGAACAATTTTAACTATAGAACGCAATAAAATAGATTTTGAAAATAACATCGAATTATTATTTCAGCAAATAGATGTTATCATTGGAGAAAAAGTTATAATATTAAATTTGTATGATCATACTCCCGGTAAAGGTTATTTACAAGGTAAAATATTTGATCAGATATTTGAACATTATCGTAATAATAAGTTAGTTCATATAGTAGCATTGGGATCACTCGCATATTATTACGAAACTTTAGACTACATACCTAACGAATATATGGAATCTAAAAAATTATTAAAAATGAAAACATGGCGAATAGGATTGCGAGAACAGTTTATATGCAAATTATCATTAATTGAGTTAGGGACAATTGAATGTTTTTTAACAAATAATCCACCTTGGAAAACTGCGTATTTTACCGACGATGAAATTGCTAAAAAAATTATAAAGTTAATAGAGATTAACGACCATTTTATGTCAGTCAGTCTTAATGGTAAGCACATCTATACCCCAAAGGCAATAAATGAGTGATAGTGTAATATTTTGTGGATATAGTCGTGTTCGATTTGGAACAAAACCCGCTGGGTCGTATATACTGGCAAATATATTTAGAGAAACGGGTCTATCAAGCATTGTAATAGATCATGTATTTTCTATGCGTCAAATTGACTTATTTGAATTGATAGACAAATATGTAACTCTAGAAACAAGATTTATTTGTTTAAGTACTACATTGCTTGGATCGCCCGGCTCTATGATTAATGTTATGTCAGAGTGCGATAGATTGTTCGACCCTATCATGAATAAAATTAAATCTATCAATCCTAATTGTGTATTCATTGTAGGGGGTTCTAAAGTTACTCGTAATGAAAAGTCTATACTACCATATGATTACAAAGTAAAAGGACAAGGAGAAATTACCCTAAAAGCAATTATTGCACACGAACTGTACGGTGATGATCTTATATTAGACGAAGATGGGTTTGTTAGTGATAAAATTTATGATTACCAAGATTTTAATAAAAACAAACTTTTAATATTTACAAATGAGGATGGGGTACAAAACAACGAAACTCTTCCTATAGAGCTGGGTAGGGGATGTGTATTCAAATGCTCATTTTGCGATTACAACATGACAGGAAAAAACTTTGGAGATTACAACAAAACCGAAGATGTGCTATACGAAACACTTATGCATAATTATGATAATTTTGGAACAACGCGGTATCAATTCAGTGATGACACGTTAAATGATAGTGAGGAAAAAATTGATCAATTATATAAAGTAAGCAAGAGATTACCATTTGAATTAGAATTTGGTGGATACATACGAGTAGAATTACTAGATAAGATTAAAGGTTCGGCTGAAAAACTTATGGATTCAGGTCTTCGTGGCGCCAATTTAGGTATCGAAACATTAAACAAAAAGGCAGGATCTACAGTGGGAAAAGGATATGGCATAAATGCAGTAGACTCACTAGTTGCTGCTAGAAATGTGTGGAGAGATCAAGTTGCAGTTAACATCAACATTATTATCGGATTGCCCTACGATACTATAGAAGATATACAAAAACAACAGGATATTTTAGTTAATGGAGATTTTTTTGACAATGTATTCTACACTCCATTAGGTATTCCTAAAATAGGAGAGTCATTGTTTAGTAAAGGATTGTATCAAAAATATTATAGGGTAGCAACAGACATTCCAGAATCTTATAGAGAAAATGCTATCAAGTATGAACAGACTAGAACATTTTTTGAAGAAAATATTAACTGGGAAACAGATTTAATGAATGTTGGAGATGCTATTACATTAAGTAGAGAGTTAACTGAAGATTTTAATAAAAAACGTCCGTACATTATTAATAATGTAACTGCATTTTGTGTTATGGCATTATTAAAAGATTACACTATGAAACAATTACGTACTTTGAAATATGTTGAAGAAGAAAAAAATCTTAATCTATATAGCTATAAAAAAGTAACAGAATATGTAAATTATATGAAATTTCAGGCAGGTCCTGTTCCTTTTAATTATATGAAAAACAGAATTATACCTACAATTCCTGCTACCCGAATGCCTTTTAAATCAAAAATTGAATTTTCAAATAACAAATATTACCCTACGTTATTGATTACGGAATAAATACATTAATAAGTTAAAGGGAAATTATATGAAATTTCAATTACTCCATCGATATGATTTTTCAGATTTAAACATTTTTAATTTTGAAATGCTAAAAGATAAATCTAAAATAAAAACCGAAACCAATATAGAAATATTTAAATGCATTGACCAAGGCATCGCTTTGTTAAACGATTACATCGATTTTGATTCTAAAATTGTGTCTTCTTTAAACAAAGTTTCTACAATGACATTTTTTGAATCTCTAGACAAACATACAGTAGGGGCACAAGTATTGTTTGAAAATTTTGATGATTTTAATAAATGGAGAATTGATAATCACGACACAATTTTGCCCTATCGTATTATTCAACGAGAAGTGGAATATCATATATTAGGTACTTCTGTAACTGTACTTGAGGACCAATCGGATAACTTTTCTTTTTTAGGATATGACGATTATATATCATACTTTGAAACTTTTCAACAAATAAGACTTAGTAATGGATAAGTTGCATTATCCATTTCCATTAAAGTGTTTTAAAGAATTGCAACATTTTGCGTCAGTTTATATGGATCAGTTCAACAAAGATGATCTATATCTTAGACAACTGGATACTAATGGAAAAATTTCTAGTATTCTTAATTTAGAATTAGCTGAATATGGATTGCCTAAGGTCCGCAATTTGTTATGTATTAAAAGAAAAAACTTTGATATATCAAAAGATCATTTACATGTTGACGGTAATCGTATACCAGAAACTGGCCAAGTTGGAATGATACACGCTTCTATTATTATTCCGCTGGACGGATGTAGAAATACATGTATGTTTTGGATGGGTGGGGATTATACACTTACGGCTCAAATTAGGATAGATGAAATTACTAATAAGGCCGTGCCATTTTGGGCCATTAATTGGTATAGTATACCAAGTCTTTTAGATAACGTTGAAATATATGATGTACCAACAATTACCCGGGTTGATGTTCCGCATAGTGCAAATAGCAATATTGACGGAACATATCGTTCAGTTCTTACCGTCCGGCTTGAAGGAAACCCTACATTCGATGAGATAGTTAAAATAAGATTTGGGGTCCTCTAATTTTGTTGTAAAAATACAACAAAATAAATTGTCTAAAGTACTTGACAGCAGTGAAAAACTGTTGTACAATAGAGACTAGTTAGCAAGCATTGTAGGCAAAAAAGCAAAATACTTTAAAATATTTTGCCAAACTTGCAAATAGTGGTTGACAACGAGACTAAATAAATGTATAATTAACACATAGGCAGCAATGGTGCTGTCGATGTAAACAAAGGTTTAAAGAGAAAACAAAATGCAATCGCAACAAAGACAACATTTTAATACGATAGCCAAACAGGTTGGATGCATGTCCGCCAGCTGGTTAGCGATTAATAGTCTGTCAAGTTATGATCGCACACCGGAGATTAACTCGGGGTCCCAGGAGACCAAAGTGTAACTAGATTACATTTTAACTTCCAAGGACCCCAGGATTAAGAACCCTGGGGTTTTTTGTTTTCCAAAAAGAAAATGGACAGTAAAAAGATCAAACAAGCTGAATGGCTTAGACAGCATACGCTAACTCCTGAACAACTTAAACAGTTGTTTGAGAACAAGTTGGCAAGAGCTGTTCAAAGTTATGAAGCTATGAGAAAGCGAGAGACGCTCTGCGGAGGTCGTTAACATCGCAACGTGTGATATGAGGAAACGAGGTCCTCGCCCTGCACGTAAAACATTGGGGCAAACGGGCGGCGACTAGGATGGAATCCCTCTTGTGGGACTAAAAATTAGTTCGTATTAAAGTGCTTTCACTTGACCCCTCCAACGGGCACGACAGCGTAGCGGAAAGTACTTTAATACACACATTCGTTCCGAGTACATAGTATAGAGAGGCAGAAAGATAAACTGCTAGAGTGTGTTTAATGGAGCCCTTTCCCGCTTGCGGTCTGTAAAATCGTAGCCAAAATAAGGTGGGTGGTGGCAAGAGGTTCGATTCCTTGGGGTTCCACCAAAATATTCTATTCCATCTTAGTATTCTCGGTGAGTACCCCCGGCTGTTAACCGGAAGAGGTTGGTTCGAATCCAACAGATGGAGCCATATGTAATTTGTAGTAGATGAGTTCAATTGTATAAATACAATTGGGAGAACTATTATGATATGTTTTAAATGCGATGCCAAACACAATGGATCCTTTGGATCTGGAAAATTTTGCTCAAGAGCATGTGCTAACAGCAGAATTAGAACAGCAGATACTAAAGAAAAAATTGCTAAAGGTGTTAAGGAAGCAATTATTTCTGGTAAGGCAAAAATGCCAAACAGAAAGGGTGTAAAACTTCCTCCAAGGACAGCAGAGCACTCTACAAAAATTTCAGCAGGTAGAAATGCTTACTGGGATAAAAAAGGCAGGGTGTCTGAAGAACATAAAAAAGCAGGCAATAAAGCAAATGTCTATGCTTACAGAGCACGGAAAAGAAATGCGATACCTGACGATGCTGATTTAATTTTAATTAGACAAATTTATCAATTTGTTCCTGAAGGATTCCAAGTCGACCACAAGGTACCATTATCAAAAGGTGGACTTCATCATCAGGATAATTTACAATACTTGCCGGCTCGAGATAATCAAAGCAAAAATAATAGGCTTGATTATGATAGTAAGAATGCTATCAGATGGCAAGATATAATTTGGGGGCAGCAGTGGGCTGCGGCGTTCCCTTGCAAGGATCGTGACTAGAAGGGTTCGATTCCCTCGGCCTCCACCAAATTGGCTCTGTAAGCATTGATGGCGATGCAGGTGTCTTGTAAGCATCAGAATGCGGTTCGATTCCGTAACAGAGCACCAAATTATATCCTGCTAGATTACTGGCTAGATCAACACCCTTTCAAGGTGTAGGAACGGGATCGATACCCGTGCAGGATGCCAATATGCCACAGTAGTCCTCTGGGTAGGGCACCGGATTGTCTATCCGATCGAGGCGGGTTCGATTCCCGTCTGTGGCGCCAGTTTTAGGTCCCATAGTATAGCCTGGTCAGTACAGCGGCTTGTCACGCCGTCGGCAGAGGTTCGATTCCCCGCAGGATTGCCAAACATGGAAAGTGATGCAGGGGAGTTGGTTCCCCGACCAGTCTTGAAAACTGGGTCCTTGTGAAGAACAGGGTGGGGTTCGACTCCTCCGCTTTCCACCACTAAATAAGTGTATGAGAATACATGAATTACTGGTTGAAACCGCTGAAGAAGATCGTGCTATCATGAGTCTTGCTGACACAGTCTATGACTATCTACAGCAATACGCTGATACTGATTTAGACTACGATGAAACGGGCGTGATACATATTGGGCGTATTGGGGATTTGTTTAATACTCCAATTCCTGCTATGGATAGAATTCGTTTAGAAATATCTTCAGATGACGCTATTGTAGATCTTGTACGTAGATTAAATGGAAAAGCCACACCGGCAGACTCCCATCTCGGACAATGGGATCCAATGGAAAAGGCAATATCGTTAAACGCAGATTATCTGTCTACTAAACGTATGCGTAATACTATTGCACACGAGCTAAGACACGCTATGGACGATATGAAATCGTTGAACAGGGCTAACCAAAGTACACGATATCGTACAGCAAGGAATCCAGCAGATCGTGCAAATCCGGATACTGCTTATCGAGCAGAACCTGCAGAAATTAATGCTCGATTTGTTGAAGCATTGCACGTATTGATACCAATAATACCTAAACTGGTTAATTTAGATCCAACTGCATTTAGAACAAAAATGACAGCATATTTAAACAAAGCATTTGAAATTAAACACATAGCAGACTTATATCCAGAAAAAACAGATAGTCCCCACTACAAACGACTGTTACAAAGAGCATGGGACTTTATTAATAAAGAACTAACTCATGTAAAATCAGTTGACACACCCAGCAAATAAGTATATAATATACTTGCGACTGTGAGTGGAATATGGAAGACCTCCCGCTATGCTCATAGCATAGAATGGGGACGGGGCGAAGACATAGTCATAGCCTTTGTAGGTTCAAGACCTACCAGTCGTAATAATTTTAGGAGCGTTGGCCGACCGGTCAAGGCAGCGGGTTGCTAACCCGTCATCCAGAAATGGGTGAGTAGGTTCGATTCCTACACGCTCCGCCAAATATATCTCTCTCATCTAATGGCAAGATCACGGTCTCCAACACCGTTCATCAGGGTTCGAATCCTTGGGGGGATGCCAATTTTATCTCTCTTTCGGTTAGCGGCTATGCCACCTCGTTTGGGGCGAGGATTTCGTGGGTTCGAGTCCCACAGGAGAGACCAGTTTTAGTATGCGTGGTTAGCTCAGTTTGGTAGAGCATCGGGTTGCCAACTCGAAGGTCGCAGGTTCGAACCCTGTACCCCGCACCAGTTTTAGGATCAGTTCAGCAAACTTAAACAACTTTCTTTTATCCAGAAACTAAAAAGTTGATCCTGTTTTATTATGTCTGGGTGGCAGAGTGGCCCAATGCACGGGATTGCAAATCCTCAAAACCGTCGGTTCGACTCCGACCCCAGATTCCAAATTTAATGCGTCCCTAGCTCAGCTGGATTAGAGCACTGGTTTACGAAGCCGGGGGTCGGGAGTTCGAACCTCTCGGGACGCACCAAATATAGCCGCGTAACTCAGAGGCAGAGTAATCGCCCGATAAGCGATAAGTCGACATTTCGAAATTGTCCGTGGCTACCAGTTTTAGGATGCGTTCAGCAAACTTATACAATTCAACTTTTAATTGAAAAATAAGCATCCTGTTATATTTAGGGGTTAAATCGATAAGAGCAGATACTAGTCTTTGAAACTAGGTGAGAAGGAGCGTTACCTTCAGCCCCTGCCAGTTTATGTGATAATAGGGGTGACCATAGTGTAAAATTGGCACCCAACTCTGTGAAAGTTGTAGTCTGAGTGAGACTTCTCAGTGGTCACCCCTATTATCATATTCATCAATGCCAAGATAGCTCAGTTGGTAGAGCACCGGTCTGAAGAATCGGGTGTGGTCGGTTCGATCCCGACTCTTGGTACCAATTTTAATTATGTTCAAAGGAGAACGATATGAAACGTGCTAAACGTTAGTGTCGCTCTAGATCCCGTATTGGTCTAGGGTTGGCACATTAAATCAATTTAATACAACTAACCCTCACAAACATTAAGGTGATGTAACCGGCTCTTAACCGGTAAAACACGGATC